TTTCCAAATTAACCAATTAATTTCTCTCGTTGGAGACTTAAATAAAGAAAACAGCATAGCTGCTAAAGCCACACTAGAATCTGCTGGTGCTACAAATCAAGCTTATGTTGCTAATGAAAAACTAAATCAATCGCTTGACGCTATTCTTAATAAGGTCGCTAATACTGGCAAGCAATTAGGAAGCATATTAGGAGAATTAGGATTAACTGATAATCTTAAAGGTCTTTTAGATGGAATTAATTCTTTCTTAGACGGCGCGAGCAGCCTTTTGCAGGGAGACGATCTTGGCTCTAATTTTGCCAAGGGTTTTGTTAAAGGTATTGGTTCTGTATTAACTGGTCCTGGTCTTGGAATTTTCTTGGCGATTATTGGTAAGCTGTCTCTTGATTTAGCTAAATTTGGCGGTCAAAGCTTAAAAGCATTTTTTGGTATTGGAAAAGCTGCTGCTGATCAAAAGCTGGTGCAAGAATCTATTGTTCAAACACTGATAAGAAATCAAAGTGTTGCAAACGCTATTTTAAGTACTCAGGGCGGACAAAATGCACAAGCGTTAAAATTCTTAGGGCTTTTGAATCAACAGGCCGCTGCTATGCAAACTATGCAGGGTTTGGCTGGCGGTATTGCTTCAACAGTTTATGCTAAAGGATACCGCGCAACCCCTGGAGGATTACAGCGTAATTCTGCTGGCGGATACTTGCCAGCGCAAGAAGCTTCAGATGTTCGTCGTGGCGTAGGCGGAGCCTCGCCAAGTTCCAAAGTTGTTTCTATTCCGAACTTTGCGTTTGGCGGCGGCAAACGCGGCACAATGATTGCCAACACAAGCGAGTACATTGTTCCTAATTATGCTGGCGGTGGTTCTGCCATCTTTAATCAAGACATGGTGAAGAGCATGGGCTTGCCAGCAGGAGCAAAGAAGATTAGTGCGGCTGGTGGGTTTATTCCGAATTTTGCAGACGAAGCATTAGGGCCGAAAGATGTTAGTGGTAGATACGCTTTAATTACTAATCGAACATCTGATACTGCTAAAGATAAAACTTTTTCTTATAAACCTAAAGACAGCGAAAATGCGATTTCTTATCGAGCTAATATTTATGGTATTGACACATCTAAACTTAAATCATCTGAGCTTTACACTAATAGATTTTCTTCTAATGCACTAGAAGAACGATATACAAAGTTTGCAATCAAAGATGCTAAAAATTTTGCTGAAAAAGCTATTGGACAACCAATTAGCCCAGTTTCCATACAAAATTTAGCTAACGCTGGCTCTGTACCGTCGTTAGCTGGCACTATTTTTGAAACAGCTATTCAATCTATATTGACTGACGATGAGCTTGTAAATTTGATGAGCGAAAAAGGAGGTCAAAATGCTAGATTTGATTTTGTCGGACCTTCTGCCTCGAAAATAGCTCCATTTTTTGGAATTAAGGAAAATATTCCCTATTATCTTGAGGCTAAATCTACAGCTTCTAGTGACGCAAAAATAAGTTTCGCAAAGAAGATTGACGCTATAGAAAGTGGTGGGGGCGTTATTGAAGATAGAAAACCAAAAAAAGCATCAGGCGCAACCATAAAAATTAGAAGCGATGATGATATTAAAAAATTACAAACCGTTTTAGCTAAAACTGGAAAGTTTAATTTTAAAGTTGATAGCGAAAAAGTTTCTCCAAGTACTATTCAAAAATTTAAAGATGCTGGTGGTACTCAAACGAATTCATCTTCTGGCTACATTCCAAACTTTGCTGCCGCCGCTTTGCAGCAAGCTATTGCTCGCGAAAAAAGCGCTGGCCTTTCAAACTCCCAAATTTATGTTGACCAAAATTCATCATTAAAATCATCCATGAACCCAATGGGGTTAATGGTGGCCAATCGAAGAGACGAGCCTGCTGGCGGTTTCCAAGGCATCGCTCGCGCACGCAAGGAAGGCGTGAATCCAAAACTTTATGGCGCGGCTGGTGGATTTGTGCCAAATCTCGCAGCGCCTACAGGAACATCCCCAAATATAGATAAAGTAGAAAAAGGTTTTGGAGATTTAGCTGGCAAATTCATTATTTTACAGAGCGCTTTGTCCTTTTTTGAGGGCGGTTTTACGGAAGCTGGTAGCGTAGCTAATAAATTTACGTCAGCTTTGCAAACTGCTGTATCAGCATTATTTGCTTATCAAGCAATTCAACAGTTACAAACAAAAAACAATAGGATTGAATTACTCAGGCAGTCGAAATCCCAATCAAGAAAAGATTTATTTAGATCGGGAGTAAGTGATAGGGCTTTGGGAAGATCAAGTGGCGGAATATTAGGTAGGGCACAATATGCTATAGGAACCGCAAAAACAGATTTAGCTACATCAACATTAGGTAGTTTTGCTGGTGCCGCAGCAGGCTCTGTTATTGCTTTAAAAAGTTTTAATGATATAGCTTCATTATTTTATACTAAAAGTCCAAAAGTCGCCTCTTCATTAGAGCTTTTGTCTTCTGCGGCTTCTAAAGCTACAACGTCTTTAAATGATGTGGATAGGTCAAGCTTAACTGGAGTCGAGTCTTTTGTCGCTTCAACAAGAAATACAGGAGAATTAGCTAGTGATTTTTTTCTTAATTTGGCGAACTCTCTTGATATAACATCTTTAGGCAGAGATATGGTCGGTATTAGAAAATATAATAAATTTATACCTACATCTGAAGATGTTTCTATTGCACAGAAAAATATGGAAGCAGGCAAGTTGCCCTATAAAGATTATTTTAAATTAGTACAAGCATCAAATCTGCCAGAATCTTCTTTAGAGCAAGTCAGAATCAAAGGTGGTCAGAGTAAAGAAGATTTTATTCAAGCTAGAAAAAGTTTAATTGGTTTAGTTTTCGCAGATATTAAAAGCCAAAAACCAAATATTGATAACGCAGAAATTCAAAAACAAGTAGATGAAACAGTCAACAGTCTTCTTGTTGAAGCTGTATCTGGAGGTGAAATTGATTTATCTAAACTAAAAGATAATCCAATTATTCAAAATTATATTAAAAATGCAGAAGAAGTTTCTAAAAAAATTCAAATTGCAACTTCAAATGCCGAATTTGATAAACCAGTTCAGTTGTTTAAAAGAGCTTTAGAAAAAATTATTTCAGATGGAGGGCTAGTTGTTGAAAATGCAGCCAGAGAACTGGAGCGTCAATCAAAATTAATAAGTGCAATTTCTTCTAGTAAAAGTTTTGCTTCCCTATCGGATAGTTCGAAACTTGTTTTTGAAATTGATTCTTCATCTAGGCAGTTAGCAAAAGAATTAGAAAATAGAGTGGCCAAATTTGGCAACGATACACAATCTGGTCTATTGAATTTTGTTCCAGAATTGGGACTGAGCGAAGACTTAGGTAAATCTTTAACTGGTTCGTTTGAAAAATTAGGGCAGGCTAAAACGCAAAATGATATAGAGAGCAATTTAAATTCTTTTAGTGACGCTGTACAAAAAGCAGGAGCACTCGTTGAGAAAAGTCAGTTTGATAAGCTGCAAGCAAAAATCAAAGAACTTACTAATAGTTTTCAAAATTTACAAAAAGAAACTGAAGTAGAAAAAGCTGTTTTAGCTTTAAATAATTCAGAAAAAGTATTAGAAGCTCGCTCTTTTGATTTCTATAGAAAAAATTTAGCTGGTTTTGTTAATGAAATGATTGCAGGACAGACCAAACTAATTCAAATGCGCGGCGATCTTGATAGAATTGACGTTAAAAAACAGGGAGATATTGAAATCGCAACAGCTAACGCTCGTTCTAGCAGAGAAGCAATGCTATTGCGTCAAGATATTGAGTCGAAAGCATTTCAAGAAAAGCAACCAACAGAACAAAAAATACTATTGCAGGAAAAAGAATTGGCCGCTAAAAGAGAATTCTTTACAAAAGACAACATTGCTGGATTAAATAGAAACACCGAAGCTCTTAATAATGTAACAAGACTTTTAGCTTCTGATTTTATTAATAAAATTGATGAATCTATAAAGTATGTTCAAGACATGCGAGACTCTTCGGGTCCAAGTCCGTATGGAGATAATCCAGTATCTTTGCCCACGGGAATTACACTACCATCAGGAATAAAAGATTCACAAGATGCTGTAAATTATCTTCAAAATTTAAAAGGCGTTTACTCTCCTTCTGCAAGTCTTCCAATGGCAAGTTCTGGTGGTAATTTACAAACTGCTGATAAATATTTAGAACAGATTGGAAATAGCGTTACTAAAGAATTAACTTTCGCACAGATTCAAGATGAAATTGGGAAATTTGGCGTTACGCCAGAAATGCAGGACAGATTTACCGAATACGCCCAACAATTATTACTAGCTTATAAAGAGTCATACGCAGCTTTTGCTGATAAATTACAAACACTAAAAGATCAGCAAAAAACCGAAAAAGACATATTTGATTTGCAGAATAGTTATGCTATAAAATTACAAGCTCAAATTAGAGCATTAAACGATTCGCTGACTGATCCTCAAACCGCTGGAGAATACGCTTCCAAACTAAGACAAAGAGCAAGAGACGCTACAGAAGCAGGTAAAGGATCGGATGCTGAAAGACGAGCTTATCGTTCATCTTTTGGATATGGATTAGATCAAGGACTTGAAGAGTTGGAGAAAAGAACTTTAGACTATAAGCAAGAATTAGGAGTGGAGATTCCACGTTTGTTCTCTTCTAATCTTGCTCAAGGACTAAACGATGCAATCAGTGGCGCGAAAGACCTTAAAACAGCGCTCACTGACGCTGCCACAAGTTTCTTCCAAGAAATCTCACGCAAGAACATCTCTAACCTTGCTGACATGGTTACTGGCGGCACTGGTAATTTCATACAATCTTTATTTAAGCCAAGCATTCCTAAAGCTTTACCTGTCAACGAATTAGCTTCTGGTGGCTTCATTAAAGGCGGTTCTGGCACCAAGGACGACGTTCCAGCAATGCTCATGGGCGGCGAATATGTTGTCAAAAAATCCGCCGTAAATAAATACGGCAAAGGATTCCTAGATGCTCTCAATAATGGCAAAATGCGCGGCTACGCCACTGGCGGTTTAGTTGACCCAGAAACATTCCCAACACAAACTGGCCGCAGTGGATTCTTCACTCCTGGCGACTATGGTCAAGGAGCAATCACTGGCAAAAATGAACTTCTCACTTTTGCAACCCAAAGCTTTACTGGTGGTCAATATGACTACATGGGCGGCTTTGGAATGAGTGGAGCAAGCGTTGGCTTGGAGCCAGAAAGCGCTCGACTCTCTTCTTTCGGCAGAGAGAACAGCCCAATGTTTGAAAGAGTTCAGCAGTCAAAAGATGAGGCTTTTGGAGTTTATTTACAAGGATTGCAAAAAGAAAAAGAATACTCTCAATTATTGGATCAAATTGCCAAAGATAAAAAAGCTCGTAAAAAACAATTACAAATGGCAATCATTTCAGCAGTTGCATCTACTGCTCTTAATTTTGCTGGTAGCGCCATGCTGTCTGGAGCAAAAAATGGTATTGCTGCTGGTGCAAAAACCGCTGCCGCTACTGGAAAAACCTTTGGCTTTGGAGCAAAATTCATGGCTGGAGCAAAAGGCATGTTCACTGGTGCAGGTGGTCAAGGTGGATTAGCTAATATTTTTAAAGGAACAGGAACTCAGCTTTCTGATTTAGCTATCGCTAGGCAAAATGCAATGAGTGGGAATATAGCAAGCCAGTCAGTTCAAGGAGTAATGCCATCTCCTAATGCGGCAACAGCTAAAATTAATGTTCCTAGAACTGCGAACGGCAATCTCCCTAATTCTCTCATGGAAGAATTAATTGTTTCCAATGCATTATCGAAAACGGAAATCATGACTTTAGATAGAAATTTTAATTTCTTAAGTAATTTTGATTTGAGCAGTATGAGCAGTATTGAGCCGTCTATACGCCCTCCATTGTCAGGGGCATCAGCGAGGTCGTCGGAGATAAATCCATTACTTCCTCCTGCTAATCAAAAAATTCAACCTAGAGCAATAATTCCATATAGAGCTTCTGGTGGTTTAATTTCTGGTGGCTCTGGAACCAAAGACGACGTTCCAGCGATGCTTACTGGTGGCGAATTCGTCTTGAACAATCGCGCCACTCAACGCCTTGGCGTTCAAAACCTTAATAAGTTAAACAACGGTCAATCAGTTGGCAGCGAAGGCTCTTCTGCTGAAATGACTCAAGCTTTAATTTCCAAACTTGACGAACTGATTCAAACAACTTCAAACTCTTCTCAGAGCAATGTGGTTGTTAATGTTTCATCCACTGATCAACAGGAAGAAAACCCTGCGGATATGAATGAAAGAGATAGAGAGCTTCAAAAGAAAATCCGCCAAGCTGTGCTAGATGTTATCGCTCAAGAAAAAAGACTAGGAGGATCGCTTGAAAAATCACGATGAGCATAGACCGATCATTTTCAGTTCAACCATACGATCAAGTTTTTGTTGTTAATGGCTATCAGCTTTCTGGAGTTGAAAGCATCAGTATTAATTACAGTGTCCCATTAGAAAATTCTTTAACACTAGGATCAACTTATGGCTATAATCTCAACAATCCAATCCAAGCCGAAATATCTTTACAGCGCAGCATGTTGTACCAAGACCCGCTTTTGGCTTTTACTGGCGACTCTAGTTTTTCTGGCAGTTTAAGTTATAACGGAAAATCTTATGGATTTACAAGCGGCTTCTTGAACCAATATGGCATTTCCTGCACGGTTGGCGAGATTCCTTCAATCTCTTGCGGCATCACTGTTTATGGAAAATTAGAACCATCGCTAGAAGTTTTAAAAACGCAAGAGCATCCAAGTCTTTTTATTCCTAGCCCACGGTCAATGACTATTTCTGGAGACAACACTTCCAACAATCGCGTAAAAAGTTTTTCTTTCGAGTATTCAATTAATCGCCAAGGAATTTATTCTCTTGATAGCGCAAAAGAAGTTGATGAGGTGGTATTTTTGCCGCCAGTTAACGTCTCTGCTTCGCTCACTTTTGATGCTTCTAATATGACTTTAGAAAACCACGAATTCTTTTTAACTAGCGCAGAACAAAAACAATTTGATATTTCAGTCAAAAACAGAGATAATAATAGTGAAATGATTCATTTAACTATTCCTAATATTCAGGAAATTTCTCAGCAGCTTTCCTCAAGCTCTGATAGTTCACTAAGTATTGTTAACAATTATATAGGATATTTATCATGACCTCAACTAATTATGAGATTAATCCAATATATTTTTACAACAGGGATAGAAATATAACTGGCGCTGCTCTATTAAATTCTTTTGAGTTTAATCCCAACTACGGTTCATCAATCAACTTTGTTTGCAAAACAAACAAGTATATGTATAACAATAATACATACGCGATGATTCCAATCACGCTGAATAATGTTGTTGCTGAATGTGATTTTAATTTTACTGTGAACGAAAACAATGCACAGCAAATTATCAATTTCTTTGAAAGCCAAAGTGGAACAGGCGCTTTTGCAATTAATGATTCTTCTCAAATATATAGACCCTTAACTGGATTTGCCGATAATTTTAACATTCAGATGCTGCAAAATAATTTGTATGGCATCAATTTAAAATTTTCAGTTGAAAGAAATTCTTCGTTCTTGAATTGGAGCGGCATGTCGTTTTTGAATTATGATTTTGTTCCTTGGCAAACTGGACAGTTTTATAAAAAATATCAACCAGTATATTTTGAGATTCAATCAGAAAGCCAATTTGATAATTTCTTTTATGCTAAAGAAGACCATTTGAGCGCAGTCAATAATTCTCCAGTAGATGAAACTATCTGGACTCAAGAATTCTTTTACGAAAATGAATTGGGACTACCTGTTGACACCAAGCCAAAAATTACAAAAAATGAATTCAAAAACTCTTTTGCTCAAAGAATCAAAGACAATCAAAACATTCATTCAATAGAATCTTTAACGCTAGAGTATAAAAATATATCTGATTTTCAACTCAAGTCAATGCTTCATTTTATTGAAAACAAACTTGGGTATAGAAAATTTGTTTTTAATTTGCCGAAAATTTACAATCGTCCGAAAATATTCTATGCAGAGAGTTGGTCGCATTCTTGGAATTACGAAGACTCTAATAATTTTAGAGTCACGCTTGTTGAAGACCCTCTTGGTCTTAAAAAAATCAGCGACTCTCCAATGTTGATTTTGTCTCAGTCGCGCTCTTCAAGCGATTTTTCCATGCAGTTAGCCCCACAAAATGAAATTTGTGTAGTTTCATCATCAGGAGAAAACTTGCTCTCTACTGGTGATACAATTAATGTTAATTGGTCAGGTTGGCCGTTAAGAAACATTAAGGTTTATCGTCCAGTATCCAATTTAGATTGTCAAGATCAAAACTTGTCAAATGTTTATTTTGCTAGAACAAGCAAGATTAATCAAATCAATGTGAACTACAACTATATCACTGATATTAGTTTTAATGGTGCAAAAAATATTAGCAGTCTTGATGCTGGTCATAATTTGCTGACCGAGTTTGATTGTAGTGGGACGACTGGTTTGCAGAATCTTAACCTAGAAGCTAATCTACTAACCAAAATCAATATAGATAATTGCCCTTTTATAACAGGCTTAAATTTAAGATCAAATAACATTAATCAATCTGATTTTACTCAAGCTTTAGAAGCTCTAGCTTTTGGCTCTGGGCAGTCTGGACTGATTGCGATAGATAGTGATATTAATTTTGCCGTAGTAAATCCAACGCCGCAATCTGGCATTGATTATAAATATATTGCCTCGATTGATTATCGCAATTGGACGCAGCTTTATAAAAATTTACAACTTCCAATTGTTCCGACAGGTTATATCAACACTGCGGTTTTCCCAATCTGGCTAAGCAATTCGTTTAGCGGTTTAACTGGAGCTAGCTCTAACGGCTTTTGGAATTCTTCATTTAATAATTATTCAGTTGTACAAAATAATTCTCCTTTTGATTCTACTTGGGTCAAGAAACAAGACTATGAAATAGCAGCAAGGCCAACCTACTCATTCAATAACTCTATCATGACTGGTAGCGGAATCAATAACACTGGAGACTATTTATCAGCTTTTGTAGTTGCAAAATTTAACAATACTGGCAATCAGTGTTTGATTAACTTTTCGCCAAATAAAGATTATGGATTGTTCTATAGCGGCGGAACCGTTTCATTTAGAGATGGTGCAAGCGTTAGTGTTTTAACAAGCAATGTCGCAGTGAATGAATATCATTCTATTGGCTTTATTCGCAACTCAACTCATTTTACTGGTTATTTAAATGGCGTAGTTGGTAATTCTGGAACTCTTGCTGTTAGCAATTTGAATTCAATCAAACTCTCTGTTGGTGGAGCAGAAGGTTCAACGCCAAAATATTTTGGAGGCAACTTGGGCGAAGTTTTAGCATTCTCCAACAATGCATCTTTCAATTTAAACTCTGGTTTTCACAAACCTTTTAACGCTAGATTTGGAATATTTATGCCATGATTATCAAGAGTAATTCAATCATTTTAGCTTCTGATCTAAGTCCAGCTTTTCAAGCAGTTGAGGATTTTGTACCATATAAGAGAGGCTTATTTCCCATTGCTTTTGTGGACAATCTTGCATTTGATGTTCAAGGTAATCGCATTCGCTCAAAACAAGTTGGAGGCGAAGAGTTTTCTATTGAAAGCTTGGCTTTTTCTCCAAGTGTTTCTCTTTCTTTTGATTATATTTCTTCGCTAACATTTGATAATGAAAACTTGCTGGGAATGTTTTTTAAAGGATGGGGAGATTTTCAATCAGTGTTTAAAGGCAGCAATGGCCAATCTTGCAATCTTTATTTTATCTTGAGTGATCTTTTTGGTCTTGATTTAATCCAACAAATTAAGGATCGTGGCAATTTAAATGGTTTAGAAGTCATCTCATTTGGTAACTGCACTCTTAGCAATTATAATTTAGCAATCGCTGCTGTAACTATTCCAAAAACTTCTATTCAAATGGAAGCAGTTAACATGGAAATGCAGGTTGTTTCATCGAACTTGATTCAAATTCCAGCAATTAATCTGAGTGTCGGCAATAAAGATGGTGCCACTCAATTAATGATCGACAATTCAGAATTTATTACTAATCTTAATGCTTTAAATAATTCGCCTAATGGTCAACCAATTTTGCCAACATATCAAACAACAGCGTTTAATATAGTCACAGAAAATCCGCAAGTTCCATCAATTAAAATCTCTCCTTGGGCAGATGCGGCGATTTCCTCGATTGGTTTTTCAATTGCAATTGAGCGCGAAGCGAGTTATGGATTTGGCAGCGATTTCATTTACGATAAAAAAATCAAGTTCCCAATTGTTGGTAATTTAAATATTTCTGCAACAGCTTTGGCGCTCAATTCTGGAGTGCCGATTCTTACTGGAGCCATGAGCAATGAGCCATCATACTCTCTTGAGCTTCAATTTATCGACCCTAGTGAGTTAAAATACATTAACCAATCCATTCAGACTCTTTCTGGTTATGCTAATCAAAACTACAAAGGCTTTTTAACAAACAATAAATATTTAAAAATCGACAATGCCAAACTAGAATCTCATAGCCATAGCATTGACTACGCCTCTAATCTTACTGTTGAGTTTGGTTTTTCTTTTACCTGCAATGAGCAGAATGGTTTGCTAATGAAGTGGGGTCAAAGATCAGAAAAAGAAGGTGCGCAGTTGTTCACTTATGAAGGGTTAAAATTGCAGTCAATTGATGGTTCTGGCATTGATCTTGACAATTATCTTTATTTTAATGACGCAAGCACTCCAATCATTCCTTCTATCTGCGCAAGTCCAGGACTTTCAAGCGACGGCTTGATGTTGCTAACAAGAGACAATACAGCAGATTTTATAAATTATTGCGATTCTCCAGAAGCGAGTCCATCAACAACAACGACCACAACACAGCCGCCAGCACCGCCACCTCCAGCACCGCCACCGCCGCCATCAACGACACCGCCGCCACCAACATCAACAACACAGCCTCCAGAGCCATCACCAATTTATTCTCATGTGGGAACAAATTGTGCCGCTAGTGCTTTAACAATTTATACATTCGTTAGTACTTTTAACGTTAGTGATTTTGCTTATTCTGATATAAATGCGACAGTGCCCTATACTGGATATTTTGTATATAATGGTGAAACGTATTATTATAGTGATGGTTATGGTTCTGCAAGCACTTGTCCAATCTCGGTTGGGTCGTTTACTTTCACAGCGGTAGCTGTTAATGGTGGTGGATATGGCGAGATTATTTGGACTTCAGCAGCTAATGCTGTTTCGTATTCTGTTTATCGTTCTGAAGATAGTGTTATTTATTCTCAAATTTTTAATGGTTTAACTAATAGCTATCAAGATTTCTCCGCATTAGGTGGAGGAAATTATTACTGGTATAATGTTGCTGCATTTAGTGGAGGTTATTCTTTTAGTGGCTCTCCGCAAATGGTTTATTTCTCATGACATGACAACTAACTTTAATTATCCAATCGTTGAAATTTCATCATCTTCTGAGGTCTTAAAATCAGAAGATGGGGAGATTTATAATTTTTTATTTTCTGGAGGAAATTATTCAGATTCAGAATTGTGCATTCCTTCCGAAGAAGAAGGCTCAAATTATTATTTTTATTCAGGAGATGGGCAAATTTCTGCTGTTGAAGTAAAAAACTCTTCTATTTAAAGTGTAATTCTATATATGGCAGCAGGCACATATAATTTAACTGGTTCAAATGCACTAGAGAGGGGCGCATGCTATTCTTATTCTGTTGATTTAAGCACTTCAACAGGAGAATACTCTCTTTCTGGCTACAGCGTATCTGGATATTTGCGAAGAAAATGGGACGGTTCTTTTGGCCCAAATTGGACAGCAACAATTCTAAGCACAGGCTCTGGCATTATTAATTTAGAATTAAATGGCAGTCAAACATCTCAATTGTCTTATGACGCTTACGAGCAAGAAATTTTTATTTACCCACCTAGCAGCGGTTGCCCCGTTAGAATTATTAAGGGCGATGTAGATGTTCAAGGAAGGGGGCTTGAATAATGGCTACTGATATTTCAGTCACAATTAATCCTCCAGCACAATTTGATTTAAATTTACAGCCTCCAAACGAGATTGATTTAACAATCAGTGAGGGTCTTCCAAAGCATGCCGAAACTCATGCTCCAGGAGGAAGCGATTCGCTCTCTGCGTATTATGTAACTGGTTCAGTAGTTCGCCCAAGCGAAACTGGACAGTTTGTTGGAACAGGTCAGACGGGTTTTTATACTGGAGTTTTTTATCCTTATTCATCCAATCCCAATGGGTATGTGCAAGGCGCTGTTGTTCGTCCCTCCAATACTGGCGCATTTTTGGATACTGGTAGCAGCCAAACGATTAATTCATTAAAGAACTTTTTAGTTCGCCCGACAGTTAACGGTACTGGAGTTTTATTAAGTGGCGAATCTCCTGGTACGACCAATACAGGATCATTAACTGGAGCTTTTTATCCTTTAAATTCTAATCCTAGTGGTTATATTACTGGAGTTGATTTAACCAATTATGTTACAAAGTCTTCAACAGGAGTTTTTGTAACCACTGGACAGACTGGCAATTTCATTACAACCTCCCAAACTGGACAGTTTGTAACGATTGGACAAACAGGAACTTTTGTTGTCTCATCTCAGACTGGCGCATTTCTTACTACTGGCGCTGCTGATGGCCGTTATGCTTTGCAGTCAGCTACGGGAGTTTTCGTAACAACTGGGCAGACTGGTTCATTTATCACAACTTCTCAAACTGGGCAGTTTGTTTCTACTGGTTCAACAGGTAATTTTGTCACTGGTTCTGTTGTCCGTCCTAGCGAAACAGGCTCTTTTATCACCTCTTCTCAAACAGGGCAGTTTGTTAGCACTGGAGCTACTGGTTCTTTTGTTGTTTCATCTCAAACAGGAGCGTTTTTGACCACAGGCGCGGCAGATAGTCGTTATGCTCTTCAATCTGCTACTGGGGCTTTTGTTACCACTGGACAAACTGGAAATTTTATTACAGGTTCTGTTGTGCGTCCAAGTGAAACAGGTATTTTTATTACTACTGGGCAAACTGGAAATTTTATTACAGGTTCTGTTGTGCGTCCAAGTGAAACAGGTATTTTTATTACTACTGGGCAAACTGGTTCTTTCATTACAGCTTCTCAAACTGGAGCATTTTATCCAAATAGTAATCCATCTGGATTTATAACAGGAGTCGATCTCAGCAGTTATGCAACAACAAGTTATGTTACTGGAGTAAGCGGATATTTACAGTATCAAATAAGTAACTTTTCAGGTTCTAGTTCAACTGGCAGTTATGTTTCTTTAACGGGTAATGAAACGATTTCTGGGATAAAAAATTTTATATCTAGGCCAACCGTTAACACTACAGGAGTTTTAATAAGCGGCGATGCTGTTGATACCATTCATTTGTATGGTAAAAATGACGAACCTTTTACTTTAAACAAGGGTAGGCCAGTTTATATTGGCGGAGCAAATGGCACAAATCCTTTAATAAAAGCTGCCGCTAATACTGGAGAATTTTCATCTTCAAAAACTATTGGTCTTCTAGCTCAAGACTTGTCAGTTAATGCTCTTGGTTATATAATAACCGAAGGGATTTTAGAGGGTTTTGACACTAGCGCTGGCGCTGCTGGTGATCCTATGTGGTTAGGGTCAACGGGACAAATACTTTATGGCACTGGCAATAAACCTTATGGTTTAAATAATTTAGTTTATCTTGGCGTTGTTTTGCGTTCTCAGTCAGTCAATGGCAAGGTCTATGTTAAAATTCAAAATGGATTTGAAATAGAAGAGTTGCATAATGTTTATGCAAACAATCCACTTAATAAAGACTCGTTGTTCTACAATTCTGGAAGCGGAGCTTGGTTCGCTAGACAAGTTAATACTGGAGACGTATCAGGAATTTCAGCTTATGCTTTAGCCGCAGATACTGGTTCGTTTATTACAGTCTCACAAACTGGAGCGTTTGCCGCTTCCGCGCTCACGGGCGCGTTCCTGACCACGGGCGCGGCTGATGGCCGCTATTACGGTTTGAGCAACGGCCAATCAATCAGTGGCTATGCTATTACTGGTTTTAATGATGCCATTACTGGCATGACAATTACTGGTGACACTACAAAAGTTATAACTCTATTCCAGAGAGACGGCTCAACTGTTACTGGCTCTTTCACTGATAATACTGGAACTGGTGGCGGCAGTTCCCAATACGTTCAAGAAATTTATATTGACGCAGGAGCAATGTTAACTGGCATTTCAGGAGCTTCGCCGTCTTCCATTTCGGTTTCTAATTCAGGAATCGCTTATGATTGCTTTAATTTTGATGCATCCACAAGTGGCTATGCTCAGTTTAAACTTAAGTTACCTGATTATAATCTCGGCAACTTAAAAGCTCGTTTTGATTGGACAACTAGCGGAGCTAGCGGGGCAGTTGTTTGGGGAATTCAAGGAGTCGCTATTGGGGATGGAGATTCTTTATCGACTGCATGGGGTTCTCCGCAAGAAATTGCTGATTCGTTTGTGACTGGAACTGGCGTTCATGTCACATCTTCAACCCCAGAAATAACTTTAGCTGGCTCGCCGCAAGCTAATGATTTGTTATTTTTTAGAGTTTATAGAGATACATTTGACGCTGGAGACACTTTGGCGGTTAATGCAAGTTTGCTTGGTCTAAAACTTCAATATACTGGAATTCAAATACAATCATGGTAATCCTACCACATAGAAGAAAAGCATTTAGAACTGCGCCTCCTGATAATATATCTACTTCGTATTCAAATCCTGGAGGGAGTGGCAATCGCACCAGCGGCATCCCGACAATAACCCAGTCGGGTGCGAGCAACCCGATGAATGCCCCAGTGAATTTCTTCCAGCTAAAGGACGGAAATAAAGCCACATCAAATATTTGGATGCCGAATGGGTGCGCGGATGGTGAATGGCTAAAATTCGATTTCAGTACCGCTAAAGTCATCAATGAAATTAAATTTTATCAAAGCGGCGCACAGACTCAGGGAGTCTGGCAATGGGAAGGCTCAAATGACAACAGCACTTGGACGAGCATTGGATCAACCTTCACGCTTGGCGGAGCAACGACTTCGACGATCACCGCGCTGTCCGCCAACACCACGGCATTCCGTTACTATCGCATGAAAAAAATCAGCGGCAGCACAAACCAATCCCCCTACGCCCTCGAATTTGAATTCAAAATCAGCTTATAAACTGCGCATAAATAAAATATATGAAAATATTAACTTTTAGCAATTTAACCAGAAAAGAAACAGATCAGTCTGTTATTGATAATCTTTTAAGAAAGGGCTGGATTGATGCGACTCCTCCAGCACAACCAGAACATGATTCTAGCATTGAATATCTTCAATATAACGCCGAGACAAATTCCTATGTTAAAATTCCATACACTGAAGAACAGTTAGCAAACATAGATTTGATGGAACGTCGTGAAAATTTAATGCAAAGCATAAACAGCGGTTTTATCGTTCAGCCTGAGAATTTTATTCTTGGACTGTCTGACGCAGACCGAGGAGCATTTACACAAATGCTAGCGCTTGTGAGAGAAGCTCTCGATTTTGAATTAATTACAAATGACACTCCACAGATTATATCAGATATAAATGGTCAAAAACATGAAATTAATACTTTAAGATTTCGTCACATTATGGTGCAATATGGTCTTTACTATAAAAATATTTGGGACTCGTTAAAAAGTCTCGATGAGTTAACAGCGCAAAGAAATTAAAGCCAGTCTCTTTCGTGCTCTGGATATAGAAGAGTCAACTCTTCTCCAGCTTTTATTTCTCTAGTTGTGAAGTAAACGTCTGCGTTTTCGTCGTGAAACAAGTTGGGCGTTTCAGAATGATTAACATAAAAACTCAAATCAATCTGGTCCAAAAAACTATCAATAAAGAACCCATCACCATCAGAGTGGCAAATACACTGAATGTAGTCTTTCACAGCGTTTGACACATCAGCTAACTCTTCCCAGCGAATAAAGTAGTTTGTTCCTCTTGGGCCAAAAACTGGATAGCCTTTTTGAAAACTAGAAAGAGTAAAAACTCCAACTCCTGCTCCAGCGATTTTTGAAACGCCGAGCTTACATTGTGGCAGTTTTAGGTTCTGGATGATTGATTGGCGCATCTGAAAATTCAGTGATGTAACTATAATCTGTAAATTTAGTTCTCTTGTTTTCCACAGAATAAATGTTTAAATCAATTTTATAACCTGGATTTTTATCAATCGGTTCTTTCACCCATGCGTCGTCATGCCAGACGATGCGATTATTTGGGTAGGCATAGAAATTGCCGTTATCCATTTTAAAGAAATGAGCGCATTTATGCTCTGGAGTTTCGCTAAAATTAGTATCTAAAATGCTTTTGTTTTCCCAACTCCAGTCAAGAGTAAATAGGTATTCACCAACTTCTTTGGTGTTGGATGGTGTGATGAGCTTTGCTCGCAATCCTTTGAGCCTCTGACGCACTTGAACGTCAACATAGGGACTGAAGCAGTCCCAATACATTGCGTGCTCAAGAGGCACTGGATCGCAAGGTTTCCAGCAAAACGCTGTGATTGGTCGGCGTGTCCAGTTTACGCCGTTATCCAAATAAGCTTCAAAAAGAGGCACTCGCTTCTCGATGGAAGCTACAGAATGAACATCAGCAGATGTGTATTCGCCGTGACCTTTTTCGTGATTAAATAAATATTCGTTTCGAATTAAGCAAGTAATCGTGGGAACATTGTGATTTAGATAAGCCATAATTAAGCAGCAGTCCAAGGACCAGATGCAGAAGCCAATCCACTACCAATGCCAGTACTCAATGGAGTTACTCTCATCACAAATTGTGAACCAGTAATGCTTTCGCCTGGGAGAGCTAAGGAATCAATGCATCTAATAAATGGCCGAACTTTGGTTAAAGCAGTGACGCTCACAACACAGTCAAATTGAAAATATCCAAGTGATCTAGAGTCTATTGACCCATCAATTGTTAAAGATTCATTTTTTCCTGAAGTGCCAGAAGTAAATACTGCTGCTGTTGGCGTTATTCCAGTAATATTGAAAGAGAAGCCTGCATTAGAAGTATCAGTGAAGTGTCTTTTGCTGATGCTTCCGAATCTATTTGTGAAGTTAGATAATTCTCCACCAGTAATGCCCATGATAACTGTTCTATCAGTCCCACCTTTTTTAAATCTTGCATTGTAGGTGATATGGTAGGTGCCAGTATTTAAGTAAACGCCAGTATCTCCTAGTGGCAAGGTATTTGCACCGCTTGAAAGACCACCAACAAAATATTGACTTGGCAAAAAGAAACTATAGATTGGATTTAAAACGGTTCTATTCGTGTAACCAGCCGTTTCGTTGGTAAAATAAAACTGTCCATTCGCTCCGTATTCAATAGCTCCGCCAGATGGGTCAGCTAAATTAACTAGATTTTTTTGCAGAATAATCGCTGGAGTATATGGATTTCCACTGAAAGAAATTCCACTTGGCGCAGACACTCTTCCATTTAAATTAGTTAGGCCAACATTGGTTAATGCGCCAGTGTTTCTTACTTCTCCAACATGGATAAATTGGCCGCTATCATTCACATTTCCAGTATGGAAAATTGTTCCAACAAAATTATGTTGATTTCCCGTTACGAACAAGTCTCCAGTTAAATTTAAAGCTGCATTAACATTAAAGCTTGCGCCACTAACAGTAAAGTTTGCGCCATTGCCTGTGAATTGGAAATTTTTATTTCCATCTCCATTAAATGTAACATTTCCTTTTGAGCTTAAATCTCCCACAAAATTTACATTGCCGCTATTTGTGAGCGCTCCGCTATGACTAAAGCTTCCAGTAGATATAAAATCACCAGAATGATTTAAACCACCAAATAAATTTAAATTGCCTGTTTGAGAGAGTGTGCCAGAAAATGTTTTACTACCAGTGGCGGTAATGGTTCCATTAAAAACTGAGTTGCCAGAAACATTTAGGTTGCCGCTAAAGGTATTTGTTCCAGCAGAGTTGATATTGCCGCTAAAATCAGCAGAGTTTAAATTTGTTGTGCCAGAAAGAGTGACGTTAATACCTGTAGAATTAATTAATTGCAATCCAACAATCGGCGCAGAGAAACTGTCTGAAACGATTAGATTTTTAATAATTGCATTTGTTCCAGAAATACCACTAAACCAACCAGTCTTAAATTGATTAGAAGCGCTGCCCAAATCTACAATAGCATTTCCAGTAGGAGTGATGGCTCCAATATTATTTAACTGAGTTGGGCCATTTAAAATAGCACCGCTAGAAAACACAGCTTGATTCGCAAAAGTTTTAACACCGCTAATTGTTTGGTTGCCAGTTATGCGAGCTAATCCTGTGCCACCTAATACAAGACCAGAGTAAGCTGCTGTTACAGCAGCATCAATTTGCTGAGCGGAGTTTTGAAGAACGTAAGTTGCCATATTTTTCCTTTTGCCTTTGGTATAATTACACTAATCCGAGAGAATCTCCCTTGCGAACGTCGTCCCAAGAGGCTTCGCCTTTGTTTTTCATTCTGCGCTTGAATTGAGAATAACAAACTGCGGCTCTTTGTTTTTGATCTTTATAGTCTTTATTCATCATGTCGTCCGCCATGCAGCGACTAACAAATTCTTGTTCTTTTTCTTTCTCCGAGGGTTTTGGTAAAGGCATATAATTAAATTACACTTTCTACAAAAAATTCAGCTATGGGTTTTAGTTTTTTGTCGAAATCTGGTAATTGGTAAAAAGTATCATAGTTTTTACTAAATTTGATGGCGCAATCTAAAATTTTATTTTCTCTATTGCATCTGAGCATATAAACTTCAGTCAAATAATCTACCATGATTTTAAGCAATGAAAAATAACTAGCAAATGTTTTGTAATCTTTGAGCTTTGCTTGATTGATTTGAGTATTAGTTTTTGATTCGAAACTAGAAAATAAATAGTTTTCAAATTTTGAATCATAAAAAAGTTCAAATCTTAATAGGGCCATTTCAAATAAAATATTTCCGACATAGGCGTTTTCCCAATTAATTGCATGTAAATATTCTCCAAAAACTAAGATAGTTGACTTATTTAAATTGCCATGACAAATTTTTTTCTCTGGACCGTTAATAACAGATTGATTATTTTTTAATAAACTTTGCAGAAAAAGCACTTGATCGCTCACAAGTTTTTTAATTTCTCCATGTTTTTCGATCCAAGCTGGGTTAAAATCTGGAACCTTTAATAAATCGAATGACAAATATTTATCTAAATAGTCTTGTTGAGATGGTAGGTTTTTTACCATTCTAAAGGAATTTAAGTTTTCAAAAAACATTGGTAACGATTCATTATTTAATGAATTCGCTATTCCAGCATCTCCTATATTGGGAATTGGTGCGTAGCCAGTAATTGAATACTCCACATTCTCATAATCCTTAATGTTTCCGCACATTAATGGATACATCATGATTTTCTTATCAAAATTACTTAATAGAACCTCAAACTCCTTATTTAAAAATTTATTTTGGTTGTCTAGACTTAATTTAACACAAAATTTACCAACGCTATTTTCAACTAAAAACAAGTCATTATTAATATTAGCATCTAAAAATTGAATTTTTTTAGGATTTGGAAGACCATTATCTGAAAATATTTTATTTATTAAATCTTTTTCGCTGTCATATACTTTCGGTTCCGAAGAAAATACATAAGCTTTTTCTTTAAAGAGGTTCGTTATTCTCGGCATAATTATAATAAAAAGAAACCCCTCGATTTCGAGGGGTTTCTGATTTATGTTTTTTCAGTTAAGCGATTACATTACTGCCTTGCCGATAGGCAGCTAAGCTGCTCTTGGCGAGAGTAAGGTTTTCGTTGCGGTTTCGGTCATAAACGCGCACATACTTTGGCGTTTCAGAGACGAAACGACCATTCACGGAATTACCTTGAGTGGTGGTAAGGCCGAAGAAACGGCCACGACTAGAGCGCATCGCGCTAACAATATTATTTGTTCGAGTATTCATTGCTCAATAATTACGCTGCTCTTATTCAAATATTACCTTGGCATCAGAGATTTTTGCAGAAATTTCTGAATTGGGATTTTGAAGCATAAATTTAGCCAATGGAATTTCCAAATATTGACGATAGACTTTTTGAATGGATCGAGCGTTGTTGCCATTTTCTTCAATCTTTTTCAATAAAAACTCTTTTGTATCTTCCGAGATGTGAATTTTTTTATTGTTTTGGTGAAGAGACTCGCATGTTTTTTGAATCATTTTATCAAATATTTTCTTAAACTCATTCTTCGAAATCTTATTAAATACAACAACATCGTCTAATCTGGCCAGAAATTCTGGCTTAAAAAAGTTCTCGATTGATTTTTTATATTTAGAATCTTGATCATCTTGAACTGGCAAGAAACCCATTGACGCTTTGGAAACTTGTTCGTGGCCAAGATTACTTGTGAGAATAATGATGGAGTTTGAGAAATCAATTTTGCGACCCATGCTGTCAGTCACATAGCCATCATCCAAAATTTGAAGCAGTAAATTGTTAATGTCTCTATGGGACTTTTCAATTTCGTCAAAAAGAATTACGCTGTTTGGTCGATTTCTAACAAACTCTGTTAGTATGCCGCCTTCTTCGCATTTGACGTATCCAATAGCAGAACCAATTAATTTATTGATTGAGCTTGACTCTTGATACTCGCTCATGTCAAGTTTCAATAAACTCTTTTCGTTGCCAAAGAATTTTTCAGCAATCAACTTGGCTGTCCAAGTTTTGCCAACTCCTGTTGGGCCAACAAATAAAAATTTGCCCATTGGTTTGTTTTTTGGTTTAAGACCAGCTTTCGAGCAGATTAGAATGTCGCTGATTTTTACCAAAGCCTCGTCTTGGCCAAAAATATCATTTTTAAGAGTCTCGAAAATGTCTTCATTTTGCAGGTTGTTTGCGAAAATAATTTTATTTTTATTGATTCCTAGCTTTTCAGAAAAAACATCAATGATATGATCTGTTGAGATTGGAATAAATTTGCGACCTTTTTCAGACCATTCAATTAATTTTTGGCCAAACTCCTCAATCATTTTTTCACACTCGTTTGAGTGTTTTGGGTTCTTGATGTTGTTGAGGTTCTTTTGGATTTTCTTTTCGAGATTCTTGATTTTTTTAGGGATGGCAAAGTTAGCAATTTTTACTCTTGATCCTAGCAAATCCAGCATGTCGAAAGCTTTGTCGGGAAATTTTTTGTAAGGAACATATTTTTCACAAAGGAAAATAATGTCTTCAATAATCTGTTCTGAATAAACCACTCCATGAAAGTCTTCAAATTGTTTTTTTGAGGACATGAGAATCTTTTTGGTTTGAAGATTGTCTGGCTCTTCAATTGTAATAGCTTCAAAGCGGCGTTTTAACGCACCGTCCTTCTCAAACAGCTTCTTGTATTCAGCATGTGTTGTAGCGCCAATACAAGTGATTTCTCCGCGAGCCAAAGCTGGTTTAAGCATATTTGCCACATCCAATGCTCCCTCTCCATTACCAGCACCAATCATGGTGTGAATTTCATCAATGAAAATGATAAAATTGCTATTTTCTTTTAGTTCATCAAGAAGCCCTTGGAATCTTTGCTCAAATTGGCCGCGATATTTTGTGCCAGCGATCATGGATGCCATGTTCAATGAAATCAAAATCTTGTTCTTTAAAAGAGGAGTGGTTTCGTCAACAATAATCTTGTAAGCCAAACCTTCAACGATGGCTGTTTTGCCTACGCCAGGATCGCCAATGAGAATAATGTTATTCTTTGTTTTTCTCAAGAAAGTCTCTGCAAGAGTTGCAATTTCAACATCTCTTCCATAGACATTATTTAATTTATTATTTGTGGCTAGTTCGGTTAGATTTGTGCAGTATTTTTTAACATAAGTCTGCTTGATAGCAGTGTCTTCTTGAGTTTCAGGTTCTGTTTCGACTTTTTTCTTGACAGAATTTGGGTCCAAATGATTAATTAGTAATTCGGCAAAATCATCAATTGGAAAATGTTTGTGTTCCAAAAATCCACGCACTGTTGGAGAAGTAACTATTAAAGCATATAAAATATGCTCTACACCAATGTATTCCTGTTTTAAATTGCCGCTTGTTTCGTTTGCGAATTTAAGTATTTCTTCAATTTCATTATGCCAAGTCTTTTCATTAGCTTTCTTTTTAAAGAAGTCTGGATGATTCTCTTCTACAAAAGGAATAATCTTTTCTGCCAATTCATACTGATTAACCATGAATGGACGCAAAACAGTTCGGAACATAGGATAATCTAATTCCATGATGGCCTTAAACATGTGTGCGCAATTGATTCTCTCATGCCCCAAAGACTTCGCAAGTTCTTGGGCCTGCTCCAGGGCTTTTTTGACACGCGGGGTCAAGTTAAGTTTTTTCATCCTCATCTTTTTACACTATTTAATTTCAGACAGTTTCATATAAATTTTCTCATCCAAGATCGCCAGTTTATCTATAAATAATATGTCTTCTCCTTTTTTACCAGTTATGATCACGATGCTTTCTTCTTTTGGCAATTTATTGCCGTTATCAAGATATTCTGTTAGTCTGGCTTTTTGACGAGAATCAAGAAGCATAGCTTTTACTTTTCCTGTTTCATCAGCGATTTCAAGTTTTGCATATTTGTTTCCATTAGAGCTTTTCTTGCGGAAGCAGTCTTTTACAACGCCTACGATACGCACGTTTTCATTGATGTCAAGAGAGTTGAAAGTCATGCAATTCACATATTTTTCTGAATCTTCCTCCGAAAAGATATTTTTAACAATTTGCGAATAAGAGTATCCAAGCAATTTAGTTTCAAAATACCAATTGGCAAATTTTGGATATTTTGAATTTTTGTCATAGATTTCTCGATAGCCAGCATATTTTTGCTTGAAGGTTTGAAACCTTTTATCGCTCATGATCGGTTTGTTATCATCGCCAATTTGTTTATTTTTGACGCAATCATGAATTGTTTTCAAAATATCAAAGTCATATTTCTCGCCCAAAGAGCAAAATAAACGCTTCTCTCTATCAGTTAGAATGTTAAATGACTGAGCTTCCAACACCATTCGGCAGCGATCTTCTGAAAAACTATTCAATGCTCCAGCTTGCACAAGCGCAGACAAAGCACCAATATTTAATCCAGCTTGCTTGGCTACTGAAAAAACATCGTATTTGTTTTTTAATTCAGCATTGCAAAACTCCATTAGAGCACTCATGGTATTATCTGAAATGCCTTTGATGCTGTTTAATCCATAACGAATATCTTTTTTCTCGATTGAGAAGTCAGTCTTGGATTTTGTGAGGTCTGGGGCCAAAAGCTTAATATCGAAATAAGGAAGTTCTTGGGTGATTTTGTTAATCTCTGAGTACGAATCAGGTTCAAACTGTGTCATTTTCAACAAGCTCAAAAAGAAATACTGAGGATGTTTAAACTTTAAATAAAGAGTCCACGCAGCAAGAATTGCATAAGAAATGGAGTGTGATTTGTTAAAAGAATAGTTTGCAGAATCTTCTGCAACTTTCCATAGCACTTCTCCAATGACAGGATCAAGATTGTTTTGTTCAATTTTTTCCTTAATTTTATCTTGCCAAGCGGCCATTTGATCCACTTTCTTCTTTCCTACAATGCGGCGAAGCTGCTCAGACTCGTCAAGAGTAAAGCCCACTTTCACTGCCATTCTCATTAGCTGCTCCTGATACAGTGGAATGCCACCAGTGTATTGAAGAACATCATCAAAGAAAGGATGCACGCTTTGAAAATCGCCAACATTAACATAGTGGGCGTATCGGTCCAAGAAGTCTAAAGCTCCAGGACGAGCAATAGCTACCACAGCAGATAGCTGTTCTAGATTTTTTGGCCTCACTTTTTGAGCGACTTTGAAGTTTGTATCAGCTTCAATTTGAAACAGTCCTTGAGGAGTTTGTAGATTTTGTAGATAGCTATAAATCTCTTCGCTCTGCATATCTAGTTTTGTGATGTCAAAACCAATCTGCTTACAGACATCATGAATTACTGAAAGAGTGCGCAAGCCAAGAATATCAAACTTAACACACAAACTAGCAACATCATTCATGTCATAGCCAGAAACAAGATCGCCTTCTCCCGTTGTTTGAAGAGGCATAATCTCTTCCAAATCATAGTGACTAATTGCAATGCCTGATGGGTGAACGCCAGTATTTTTAATTAAGCCCTCAAGCTTTTGAGCGATTTCAAAGATTTTTTTATTTTCATTCGCCCATTCTCTAAACTTGTCATTTTCTTGGCAAGCATTTTTGAGGCTTGCAACTTTACCAAATTTCTTGGGAATCAAGTCGCTGATTTCATTTACTGATGATTCTGGTAGCTCGCCAACAAGTTTTCCGCACTCCTTTACGCAAAGTTTACTACTCAAAGTATTGAGCGTAAGAATTTTGCATGTTTTACCAGAGTATTTTTGTTCAATAAATTTAATCACTTCTTGGCGGCGTTCATAAGCAATATCGTTATCAACGTCTGCCAGCAGAGAGCCGTCCAAATAAGTTTCTCCATCAACGATAATCTTTTTTGCTCGACTCTTCGAAACAAATCGCTCGAAGTATAATTCATACTGAATCGGATCAACCTTAGTTACGCCAATCAAGTACAGCACCAAAGAACCAGCGGCAGAACCGCGCCCTGGTCCAGTAGGAATTTCATTCTCATGACAGAATTTTAAAATGTCCCAATTTAAGAGAACATAATCAATAAACCCAAGCTCTTCAAATAAGCTAAGCTCTGTTTTCACGCGCTCATAATAAATTTGAGCGTTTTGTTTTTTGTCAATTTCTTTTTCTAAAACTCCCTTGTGACATAGCTTACGAAGAAACTGATAATTTGAAGAGGTGTTTGGGATTCCCAGAATATCATAGTATTTTTGTTCAATGATGATTTGTGGAAGTTTTACGCCAGGAAGTGTTGGCTGCTGATATTTTTGGAAGTTTTCGATCATTAGATTTCTAGTTCAAAGATTTGTTTCTGAAAAATTTGGAATGTCATTTCGATGTCATAAAGCGCATCATGCAATTTACTAGGGTCATGAGGAATTTCATAATGCTTTAACAAGTGAGCTTGACTGGTTTTAATTCCTTTTTCTCGATGATTTAACCAGCGATACTGCCAGCAGATAAGGTCATCGCAATCAACAGACCTGCATTCCTTAGCAATAGCCATTGCCAAAGCTTTTGTATCAAGCACGCGGTCAACATAATCAAAGCTTGAATCTAAGCCCATCGCTCTTCTCCAAGAATTAAGCATGTAAACATCAAACCCAAGAATATTTTGGCCAATGATTTTATTGCTGTCCTTTTCTAAAAAAGGAGCAAATTCGTCCCAAACTTCTTTTGGATCGCGAGCAAGATCACGATATTTATCATAATTAAAACCAGTGATTTTCGCTGCACCATCACTGATTTTAAAGTCTGGCCAATAGATGTATCTCTCTTGGCGCGAAATGATCTTCTTACCAACAGCTTCAATCCATGCGATTTGCCAAGGTCTTGAATGAAGTAGGTTAAGCCCCTCTGTTTCTGTGTCCAGAATGATATATTTTTGATTGAAATCGAATCTTAGTAAATTATCTTTCATTTTTAAATGCCTCCCAAGAGAATGAATCGCTACCACAATGTTCTAAGTTTGGGCTGGAGAGCGACTGCTCTTTACCAAAGGCGCGTTTGCACAAACATTTGTATGTCTGCCAAGCTTCAAAGTCTTTGCGATTTTTGTAGTAAATAGACTTTGTTTTCTGAACGCTGTCGCCAAATGCAGATGCCCATTTTTCGACCTTGGCTTTTAGAATATGATCAAATGGTAAATCATTACTCTCGATAAAATAAGTCGTCTTTGTAAACTTAAAGTTTGGCAAACATTGTTTGCCTCTAAAGTTATTATTATAAATAAAAGAATCGTAAAATGGAATGCACAGCATCAAATCGTCTGACCAGTTATTCTGTAGAGATACAGAGTCAACAAAGCCACCGTTCTTTTGATTCGCCAAAGAAAAGATGCGAGTTAAATTTTTAACACCGTTATCGTTTTTGGCAAAAACAACAATCTTATGTTCGGAAGATTTCTTATCTTCTTCTGATACAGAGTTACAGCAAGATATTCTAGAGCCAAAAATTAATTGAATATCATGCTCTTTGCATTTCTGATGAGCGTCCAAAAAGCCGATCATTGAATCTTCCACCAAGAAGATTTCGGACAATTTGTTTTCTTTCGCAATCGAGATGATGCTATCAGAACCGCCTTCTTTGGTTTCTTTTGGATCGTCTAGTGTTAGTATCGACTTTCCTATACTGTATGTGCTCTTGAAGAGTGGAATCATGCTTTAATCTAGCATGATACGTTCTATCTGTCAATTCCTTTATTGAACGCTGGACAGCCGCCATAATGCATTGTCTGATAAAGGTATTTATCTTCGGGATATTTTTTAATGTATTCGTCAAAGTCATCCAAGAAACATGAGGAAACCATTACGCCTTTCATGTCGCAAATTTTATAATAGTAAAAATCAAATTTATATGGGCAATGATACATTAAACTGCCATCTTTTTTGAGTTGACCTTTATGAACGGCTCTTCCGCATTGCAAAGGACCACTAAAAGAATTATCTTTTGGGTAGTCTTGTTTGGCTGCTAAATTAGAAAATGCCGTTTGAATATCAAAATTATCCAAGTATTTTTGGATTTCAGTTAGCTCAGATTGAAAACCGTCTAACTCTTCTTCTGTTAGCGCTGGCATCCTAACAACGCCTTTTTCATTTGGCAAGAATTTTAAAAATAGGAATTCAGAACAGCGATTGTTATACTCTGGAAATTGCTTTTTAACAGCAAGAGAATACATCAAATCTTGCAAGTTATTCTCAAGGTCTTTTCCCTTGAACACTTCTTTGCTGCTTTTAAAGTCGCGGATGATAGCTAGCCCCTGCTTCTTGTAAAGAAAGAGTTTGTCAATAAAGCCTTTGATTCTGTAGTCAAATTTGCCTTCTTTAACATCAATTTCAAAATCTTGCTCGCTCAAAGCTTCTGAAGGTTTGCCATTTTCTGTTCCAAAGAAGTCATATTGAAGACCAGCAAGCGTCATATCACAAATTTGCTTGATATTATCTTCGTCATTGACTCCTTCTTTTTTCGCATGTTTGCGAATTAGTCTTTCGATAGCTTTGCTAGAAAAGACATCTCTTTTCTTGATGATGAGAGAAAAGTGTTTTTTGTGGCGGTTTTCGCCCAAGCATTCAAAAACTAAGTGACATATTGATCCTCTTCGAGCGCCGTCATTGCTTTTATCAGGCAATTTTAAACGATAAGAACACCAATATTTCCAACTGCATGATTGAGCAGTTTTGATGCGACTTGCTGATAGTGATGTTCGGTTTTTAGATTCCAAAGTTTTGTAGTTTTTTAAAAAATTTCTCCAATTTCTTTTCTTGAAAAGAAGTACGATTAGCAGAGCAGAAATCTTTATAATCAGTTAATTTAGCTTCTTGAGAAACATTTGACTCTTGATACCAGTCCTTGAATGACATTTCTTTTTGCCTCATTTCTCCAAAATCATTAGCCAAAGGCAATTGAACTGATAATTGCTCAAAGTCAAAAAACTGACTGAGTTTCATATAGTTTTTCATGGCAGAGATTTTACCATGATTCTTTTGCTTCTCATTATCGTTATTTGTGGCGATAATGATCTTACGCAGGTCTTTAGAGCAGAGATAGTTCAAGAGCGCTGGAGAGCAGTCTAATCCAAAAGTAACGAGGTTATTTAGATAACCTTCTTCTGTCAAAGCCAAGCTGTCTCCAATACTTTCTACCAAAATCACTTCTTTCTTTTCGTCAATAATAGAATCAACTGTTTGCTCTCTTGGAACAAATGCTGGGTAAACCCATTTTGTTTTTGTGCCAACATGCTTCCACTTGGGAGATTCATTGTTGTCGTTAATTTTTCTACCGCTGAATCCAAAGATTTCTGCGTTAGATTCATAAATCGGAAACACTATTCTCTGATACATTTGGCCATTCCCAGCCAAACCACACTGATAAAGCTTCTGTGTTTCTTCACTGATTCCGCGCTTCTTATAAAAAGAGAAGTTTGGAAAAAGTCTATTTAAGCATTCTTTGGGGTAAATTTTATCCATCTCTATTTTTTCTTTTGCGATATAATGCGTTTGAACTTCTTGGCTATAACTAACATACTGCTTGATGATTTTTGGGTCTTTAGTTTGCAGCGTCAATTCAACCAGTTTAGCAAGAGGCATAGAAGTGTTGCCTTGAACATAGTCTTGCCATACTCCGCTATTCTTATACACTTTAATCGCTGTTGGATTATCGCCGCCGCGATACAGAGCTTTTGTTCTCCAATGATTTCCAAAATCTTTTAGAGTGTAACCTAGCTTTTCAAGAGAGCCTTTTATTTGATCAGAGTTCATCAAAATCGGGAGCAGTATTTCTTCCATTTTCTTCGGCACCTTCGCCAATATCATTGAATTCAACAATGTCTCGGAGGTCGCCTCTTTCTGTGATATTAAAATTCTTAAATTCCAAATTAATGAAATTCTTGCGAAGCGTATCGCCTACGCGCACGGCTTCTACTGCGCCAGCAATATCTTTGCCCAAATGTCGAGCTTTTACATTGATGAGCTTGTGCGTTCCAAATCTAACTCCTTCATTCAAGACTTCATCTGTTGTTTTGTTTCTTAGAATAAACATGTGAGAACAGAATTGAGTAATTCGATCAGATAGAGACACGATACTTTCATCGTCAACAACATTTTGAGAGTTGCGATTATTAGTGATGCCAGAACGGTTTGACTGAACAGAAGTGATCATCGAAATGATTGGCAACCCATCATATAGAATATCTTTCTGAACGCATCGTTTAAATTTATCAACCATTTCTCCAACCATTTGCCATTCTGTTTTGTTGGAGCCTGTGCTATCAGATGTTGTTTTGATGTAGTCAAAGCTAAAAATCATCTTGTTGCCGCGACCAACTTTTGAATAATAAAATCTCTTCAATGTATTGATCATCGAATCAACGTCCAAGCCGCCAACATTATAGTAATAAAATTGCAGCTTCTTAACTCTGGCCCAAATATTGCGAACCTTATCGACTGTTTCTTTTCCCGCACGCAGCCACTGGCCGCTTTCAATCAAGTGCATAGGAACTCCACTAAGCGCAGAGCATTGGCGCATAATCAGTTCTTCCTTGCTCATTTCGCCATTATCAAAATGCAATACTGGAACATTATATGCTAAACTGACTTTGGTTGAATAGTCCATGCAGAACTGAGTCTTACCAACGCCAGATCGAGCAACAATAACAGTAATATTTCCTGGCCGCAAAAGAGAACCATAAATACTGTTGATTCTTTCATGCGGTCCCATCATCCCAAATTCGGTAACAGGATTTGCACCCCTGTCTTCGATCATTGATTCCATCTCATCATAGATGTTTTCTGGAGAATCATTGCCAACCTCATACTGATTGATGCGGCTGTTATATTCTTTATCAGCTACAGAAATGATTTCCGAATAGGAACTTTCTGCTGGCAAAGTTTTCATCTTTTTCGCAATATTTTGAGAGGATTCAAAAATCTCTCTGCGAATAGTGTACTTTTTAAGTTCTTTGGCTGTTTTAATGAGACTGCCATCGGCCACCTTTCTCATACCAAGACTCTTGACGTATTCTGCCACGTTTACCACATCATCAAACGAGATTCCAAGATTCTGGACTCGTTGCGCGATGATTACGTCATCAATTTCTTCGTGCGCCTCTAAAGCTTGGCGAACGATTGTGAAGATTGTTTTATTTAAACTGTTATCTTCACTATAAAAGTCTTTTTCATTAATGAATGCAGAGATTTCAAAATAGTTCTCTGGCTTTTTAATGAGTGCTGCCAGCAATTGCTTTTCAAGTTCATAAGAGTAGATCATGCTACTATTACGATACTCAGGAATCAATCTTCGTCAACATCATCTTCATCATTTTCTTCCTCTCCAAGACTATATGCGGTTTCGGCTTCGTCTGAATTTTGAAGATATTTTTCCAAAGCTTTTCTCATGCCGAATTCTACAACTTGAGAATCATATTTGCAGTATATGACTGGTGTGCCGTCTTCTGAAACATAAGCTAGCAGAACGCCTTTATACTTGTCTGCGTTGCCGCTGAGTTCATAGATTTGTTCGATAAAGTTTGAAGGCATTTCGAACTGAGGAATTTCTTTGATTTTATTATTCAGCATGTTTTATATTACAGATAAATTTCATACGATTCAAAAAAATCTTTATTCAATTCTGAAACAGAATAAATTTCAACAAGTTTGATGCCGTTCATCTCGCAAAATTCTAGCTTTTTATTGTCTCTTTTTAATTGCTGTAAAAATTTATTTCTATTGCCGTGAAAGAAAGGAACAAATTTTGTATGCTGCTGACCTTGGACCTCAATTGCAATTTTTTTGTTTGCATTATAAAAGTCAAAAGTCATTCTTGTGTCAACGAGCCTTAGTTCCTCAAACACAAAATCATCATTCCAATATGCTTTTAAAAATTTTTTAACTTCGTCTTGGAATTTGCTGCGAGTTTTCGTTCGCCAATTAATTAGATATTTTGACGCATTTTTCAGCAGCTTCTCTTTCCCATTTAAAGTTTTAAACTTCATTGGCGATCATTTTGCGAAAATATTCAATCAAAAAGCTAAGAAGTGCTGTGTCCTCTTCAACAACCTTAAAAAGAGATGCTTCGCCTTGAATTTTAGGTGGGAATGTCAGAGAGTTTTCAGCTAGTAGCTGCAAGAAATCTTCGCTTGGAGAGAACCAAGCACCGCTCTTATTGACAAGCTCCCAAGCCAAGAGCAGATCAACAATCTCCTTCTCAATCCAGATAGACTTGCCGCCTGTGCGGCCATACCGAATAGGATATGGGATAGTGAGATTAGTTTTCTCGTTTGGAGATTTCTTGACTGTGACTTTTGCCCAGTGTCCAATTGGAGGATTTTTTTCCAAGTCAATGCTCTTGTCACTAGCATTTTTAAGAATTAAATCTCCTTTAAAGCGAGGTTCAAACTCAAGAATCCAGTTTGCAAAGTGTAGTAATGCATTGCCTCCTGTGGCAGATGTCTGGCGAATAGGAGCTTTAGAATACGGGTCAAGCTTGATGTCTGCTCTGACTTGTGAAATGAAGATGGCCATGTGACCTCGCTTTGCAAGTGCAATCGAAAGCTTCTTCATGAATGTTGCAGCAATCACTGCGCCACCAGCCACCTTTGAGCTTTCCTCAAAGGACTTGTCCATATCGTTCTTGGCGATAAGACCATCAACCGCATCTAATAGAAAGCAGAACTTAATAGTTTCTTCATTCTTCGAAACAAGTTGCCTCATTGCTCCCACAACAGTTTCATAAATATTGCTTTCAAAAACAAAGCAAGTTCCAACAACCCATTCTTCGGCACTGAAAACAAACTTGATTCCAGAACGCTTTTGCATTTCTGGAGAAAGGCGACCTTCAGCCTTGATGTAAAAACCTTTAGAGTTTGGAATTTCGATCAAGAAGTTCTTCATTACTTCTAGAGCTTCACTGGTTTTTCCGCCTTCATTGATTCCTACAAATCTGTGCAGGCCAGGACCAAAACCTCCGCCCAATTGAAGATCAAGCTGCAATGATCCGCTTGAAACCTTGTAGTCAACTGTCTCTTCAAAATTATAGTGATCTTCCGAATTTTGCTTTAGGAAAGAGTCAAGGATTTCGCTTGAAGTGATTTTTTTGTCTTCTGTTTCTTTAGTCTTTTTCATTTAAAAAATCTCTAATGGTTTTAGGTTTATGCTCAATTAAAATTGGCTGATTCAACGGGTCGTCTTGCAAAATGATTTGAGGCTCCCTATTTATACGAGATTCGCTGCTATAAATTTTGAATCTTTTATCTAAATCTTGAAGGATTTTTGGCGCAAATAAAATAGCTAAGCTGTCTCCTTTTAAGGAGAAACTTGTATCTCTTAAAAATTCTAGACCGTATCTCTCAACTAAACGATTCAGCAATACATACTCTCTTTGCCAAAACTCCCGCTTTGATTTAGCGGGAATCTCGACAAATTTGGAAACTATGAGTTTTTTATTTGGTTCTTTAGATTTAGCCACTAATCATTATATGGCCAATGGAGGTCTGATGCAACCATTTTTTCAACTAATTTTGAAAATGATGTTTTTGGAGTCCAACCAAGCTCTTGTCTTGCTGGAGTTGAATCGCCCCAAAGAAGATCAACTTCTGCTGGACGATAGAAAGCTGGATTAATAATCAATAAATCCTTACCAGTTTCTTTATCAACGAAACGCTCTGTCAAGCCTTCTCCAATCCAATCGCCTTCAATAAAGGCAGCTTTAAAAGCAAGCTCAACAAACTCACGAACTGAATGCGTTTCATTTGCCGAAAGAACATAATCTTTTGGAGATTCTTGATTCAACATCATCCAAACGCCGCGAACAAAATCTTGAGCGTCACTCCAATCTCTTTTTGAGTCGATGTTTCCAAGCTCAATTGGAGCAAAAGATTCGCCGCTTCTTTTAGAGTTGTAGATTCTCGCGACATTCTTGGTGATTTTACGAGTCACAAACTCTTCACCGCGACGAACACCCTCATGATTAAACAAGATGCCTTGAACAGCATAAGTTCCATAAGATTCACGATATACCTTAACAAGATGATGCGCAGCGCATTTAGATGCTCCATAAGGTGATCTTGGTTTAAATGGATGGTTAATGTCTTGTGGAGAATACGCTACGTCTCCAAATTGTTCGCTGCTGCCAGCGTTGTAAAATCTCGTATGTGGAGAAATATTTTTGATTGCTTCGAGACAATAAAGAACGCCCATGCAATTCGTTTGCATGTGATTGATCGGCATCTTCCAACTATTACCAACAAAAGAATTCGCGGCAAAGTTGATAAAGTAATCTGGCTTGATTTGTCTAATTGCCTCATTAATGCTTTCTGCATCAGTGAGATCAAGCTCTAAAAGCTTGAATCTTTCGTGATCTTTTAGGTGTTCAATGTTTTGGTGATTCGGAACGCTCAAACGGCGACACGCTCCATAAATAAAAATATTTTGGTCTTTTAGCAAGTAGTCTGCCATTAAAGAACCGTCTTGACCAGTGACTCCCGTGATAATAATCGTTTTCATAATTTATAAAATGTAATCTGCGCATACTCCATAACAGTCATAATTTTTATTTCTCCATTCTTGAGAAGTATCAACTATAATTGATTTTGAAGTAATATTTTTATTTGGGAATGTCCAAATAAATCCATCTGATGTTAAGGTAAAATCGTCTGTTTGATGCCAAAAACAATTAATTTTTTCATCTAGCATTAGATTTAATGCATCTAAATTTTTAGCATGGCACCATAATCCACTTTGTTGTAAAAATGTAAAGTCAACTTCGTATTTAGCAAAATCATGGCCTAAATAAAATTTTTGATTCATGTGCCAAACATCAATCTCACAATCTATTTTTTCATTAAGTAATTTTTGAATACGCATTGGATGATTTTCCAAATCGCATGGCCCAATTAAATTTCCTCTGTGAGAAATAATTTTCATCTTTTAATATGCGTCACATCCGACCCTAGAAAACCAACTCTATCAATAAATTCAATATTTAAATCATGAAAAGATTGTAATGAGCGTAGTAAAATACCTTCTGGATTGCCCCAGACATTAGAATTCAAAATTGATGACTGTTTAAATATGCAAGAGCTATATTTATCCATACTATCAGAATCACCCATGTTAAATTGATCATCAATTTCTGAATGGGGCGGTTTAGCAGAAAAAATAGTATTAGGTTTTATTTTTAAATTTTCAAAAACTAATAAGTTACTATATTGATAGTCTGGTCTAGTCCTAATTACTAGGTCGTATTTATTTCCATTAATGAATTCTTGTCGTTTTTTTAATTTATTAGATTCATTAATTAAAAAAAACATCTTAGATGAATGAATTACATTACCTCCGATTCCCATAACGTCCCAAGCATAAGGTTTGTCTGTCCAATTTTTATAATTTATTGGCGAATAATCAGAACTATAGAAATCATAATCAAATAACTTAACGCAGTCTGTTTCGTAAAAATTTTTTACTTCATCTATATTTATAATGTTATTTACTGTTTCGGCATTAGAAAGACCATGAGCATGTGACCAACTAGCAAGAGTATTCTGCTTATCCCAAGAGGCGACAAATACATCAACATCGCAAAATGATTGTAGGGCTTTTTTAAACCATTGAAAGTTGTCTTTTAAATTTTTATAATGCCTTAAATGACCAGAAATGCAAATCGCAGTTTTCATAGATTTTGTAAATAAAAATTTAAATCTTCTGGAGTTCCTAATCCAAACATTTTTTCAATATTAAATGTTTTGATTTTTAAACCGTGCTCAATCGCCTGATTAAAAACTGGACAAACATAAAATTCATTATTTGATCTAATGTTTTTTTCAATCATCATTTCTGCAAAACGAACATAATCTTTGCCTCTTTTCCAGTAATAAATACCTACTGTAGCAATATCTGAAATTGGATTTTTTTCTGCCACTTCTGTAACATAACCATATTCGTCAATTTTGGCATAAGACCATTTTGGATGATTTGATTTGAATGTTAGAATACCAGCGTCAACATCCTGCTCTTGCATTTTATACATGAACTCGCTAGAATTCCAATCCACAAATTGATCTGAATTTGCAATAATTAATGGATTATCATTATTGATTAATTCTTTTGCGAGAAGTGTGGTGCAAGCTGCACCTTCAGTTACCCCGTCAACATCAATAATAGAACATTCTGGAGAAATTAAATTAAGTAAAGAATCTAGATTGTATTTGATTCGATGTTGTTTTTGAGTTATAAAAATATGTTTTGAGTCAAAATTCAAATTATTAACAACGACTTGGATCATTGGTTTTCCATTAACTTCAATTAGTGGTTTTGGAAATGTATATCCAGCTTTTTCAAAACGACTTCCAGCCCCAGCCATCGGGATTAGAACATTCATATTTTTATCTTGCCATTTGGTTTTCATTGTCTGTTGATTATTCAAGTAAGATTGTATTTTTTCAAAATTAATTTCTTGTGGATTTTTTACTCTTAACACCTTGCAGTTAGAACGTTGGGCAGCAAGCAAACCATGAGGAGAATCCTCAACGATTAAACATTCATCTGGATTTAAAGAAAGCATAGACATTGCCTTCCAATAAATTTCAGGATGAGGTTTAGAATTTTTTACATCTTCATTTGACAAAATTAAATCAAAGTATTTAATTACGCCTATATTCGCAAGCATATTAATAACAGATTTCCTAATAGAATTAGAACAACAGGCTATTTTGATATTTAATTTTGAAAGTTTTTCAAAAACAGCAATTAAATTTAAATCTTTTTGCAAATTGCAAATCTTATCTAACGTAATTTCTTGTTTTAAATTCCAAATTTGTTCGTGTAAACTTCTTGGAAGTTCTTTTATTTTTGATAAAAGTTCGAGCTTTTCATTAGTTTTTAACCCATCAAAAATACTTAAATGTTCATTTTCTGAAATTATATATTTTTGATCAATTTTAGACAAGGCTTCATTTAAAGCTTTGTAATGAATTTCTTTTGCTGAAACTAATACACCGTCTAAATCAAAAAGAATGCCTTTCATAATTTTAATAATTAGTCATCTTGACACCACCAATCTAAAAGAAATTCTGGCTCCCAAGGGCAACAGGCTTTATCAATACCAATAGTCGGACTCGGTTTTTTATCAAAATATGGAATAAAATCTTTTACTTTATTTTTTCTCAAAAAAGAAATTTCTAAAGTTTCTGGAATTTGTTGAGAGGTGTCTGTTTTTTTTCCATGATTATTGGCATGAATATGATAAAGATAGTATTTATCATTCAACATTCTAAAGATTTCAATCTGATCTTCTCTAACTTCATCAAGATTATGGAATTCAATACTTAATTGAGAAAAATGATCATAAAAATCTTTATCGACATTTAAAAGCATTTCGTATTCTGAGCCTTCAATGTCAAACTGTCCAAGAAGATTTGTTTTATCTAAATCTCCATTAATTTTTAAAAACTCATAAGCATTTTTTGAAGAAACAAATTCTTTATGAAAAATAAAATTTTCATGATTTATAGGTGGTCCATCAACACTATAATCATACATATAAACCTTCTTTCCTAAAGAAGCCATTTGTCTATCAAACTCTACTTGTTCTGGCAATTGTCCAACGCCAAATGAGTAAACTGCATCGCTTTCTAGTGTAAATTTTTCATACAAAGCATATCCACCATCTCTGATTGGATTGCCAACTCTTATCAGTTTATATGGTAAACTATACGGTTTTAATTCATCTAAAAGTTTTTGTATCATAGTCTTAATTTATGTTCTATATAAGGATATTCAAAATCTTCATGCTTCATGTGAATCGTATGAGCGGGGTCTTGTCCACCGCCCTCAACATACCAATGTTCATGCCAGAATTCATGATTTCTCTTTAGTCGAGAGTCTAAATCTACATAGCCAAAATGAACAACAAATGGCGAAACGCCAAGCTCTAGAGGTTCTAAATTTGTTGTGGTTCCAATGGTCGAAACAAATTGACCTTCGGCATTTACTAAATCGCAACCGTCACTCATTTTGGTATTGATTGTGCCGTCTGGTTTTCTAGCTGCGATGCTTGGAGCGCGATAAGCTTGTCCCTTATGGAAGTATTGCTTGTTATTGATTGAGGAAAAATGCTCCCAATCTTTGTAAAGATTGACTGACGCAACTGCTGCACACTGAACTGGACTGAGAGCAATTTGCATCGCCAAGTTTTGCCATAATGGTTTTTGCCATAATGGAATGTACTCGTCTAAGTCGAGTTGAATCTTGAAATCCTGCGTGCAGGTTTGGAGAGCAGTGTTTTTAATCTTGCCATCTAACCAAGGGTCTTGGTAGGAAAAGTCTGTTTCTATAATTTTCCAATTAGAGAAATCTTTAAGAGATTCTTCGATAGCTTTTTTTGTTCCGTCAGAAGAAGTATTGACTGCAATAATTACTTCATCTGCGAATTTACAAGAGTTTTGCACGCTGTTTTCCCAGCCTATAAAACCGTGCTTAATGAGATTGAATGCTGAATGATAAATACTAAACATTTTAAATAAAAATTATTTTAATTTTAATAGCATTGAGTAATGCGTTTCGTCCATGAACGAACCCGCTTTTTCTTTTGAAATAGAACAGTCAATAATTTCCCATAAATTTAAAGAATCAATCAATTTCATTAAATTAACTCCTCCTTTTTGGTTTTGAAAATCTCTAAACATATCATTATATGAGCGAGTAGTTATGTAGATATATTTAGTTAAATTTTTCATTTGCATTAGCCTAAACAAAACCTCCTGTGGAGGCATGTGTTGAAGGACTGTACATTCGTAAATAAAATCAAATGGGGCATAATTACCAAATTTTTCAAAGTCTTCTGTTACATAATTGTAATTAAAATTTTGGGTTTTCATTAAATTTGATAACATAATCGAAGTATCAAAACCAAAAACATTTGGGCATAAATCTTTTAAGTAATTTAAATTTCTTCCCATGCCACATCCAAAGTCTAGAACTTTATTCATTTTTGTTTCGTTTTGCAGAATACGCAAAGAAGATTCTTGAATTGGTGTAGATTCAAGATATTGTTGTTTTTCTGAATCCCAAGAACCGTTTAAATCTTTGGCTACTGTATTGAAATCAGATTTGGGAAAGCTATTCCAATATTCGGATTGATAATAAATATTATTCATTGTTTTTTATATTTTAAAAAGATACTGACCATAATTATCGAAGATACTAAACCGCAAAAATAATTTACAGTCCACCAAAAATCAAATCCAACACGCAAAAAGGTATATCCCATTGCTGAGATATACCCTGCTATTGATAATATAAACATTCCAATGCTAACATCTTCCACATTTTTTGTTCTCAAACTTTTGAGAATTTGTGGTATATAGCATGAAGAAAAGCAAAATGTATAAATGATTCCTAGAATCTGCTCGATCACTAGGATAATACGATGGCTTTAAGTGTTTTCTACTTAAATTCCAGCTTCTTCTTCAATAAAATAAACATCATCCAAGAGAGGATTAAGAGCTAACAATTCTTCTTGGGAAGGAAGAAGTTCTTCATCGAAACCATCCTCTTGCAAAGAGGAGAGTCTTTCTTCTTGTTTGATGTAAAAAGCTTCAACAGAATCAAGGTCTTTTAGCTCTTCTGCCGTCATTTTAGAAACGGGACTCTTGCTCCAGAAGCGGCAAGACCAGTAGCGAGCTTTCCATTTAGGACCAACATTAGTGTCGCATTGATGACGAGCGCGGAAATTCTTACGGCGCTCTGGATCATCACGTTTGATTTCCATGTTTGGATCACCAAACTTGACCATTACAGTGTTGCCTTTATCGTTTTTAACGTAAACGCCAAATTTCTTATTAGAGCCAGAAGGAAGTCTGAATGGCTTATTTAATGTTTTCTGCTCAGCCTCTGTATAGTCAATGTCTTCATTGAAGATATTCATTTCTTCAAATAAAACGCCTGCCTCAATGAGGTTAATGTGAGCTAGTTGAAGCTCAAGGTCTTCGAAATCATAAAAGTCATGATTATGGTCAAAAGCCTCGGAGCCTTTGGCAATATCGCCATCAGCAGCCTTATATGCGTCTTTGACTTTTTCACCACGCATCATCTTTAAGAAAGTATTGACGCGAGCCATCGCCCACTGTTGGCGACTCTTGCCTGGGCGATGAGTTGAGCTAAAAGCTCCCAATCCACGACGATAAACTTTCTTCAATTGTGAAACAGAAACTTTACGACTATGTTTGGAGTTGTGCTCTTCTGCTTTCTTCTTCAAAGATTCAATAATCCTATCGTTGAAAGTGATTTCAGCTTTTACAACTTCTTTCTCGTCGTCTTTTTCAAGATTTTTCTCTGCTTTTTCTTTAGCATCAGGAGATGTGCCAGCAGAACCTGGCTCGTTAATTTTTGAACCTTTTTTACGCTCATCTTCCTTTGCAGGAGTTTGTGCAGAACTTTTAGGTCCAGTGCGGTTTTTCGCCTCTAAAATTTGTTGAGAAAAATCTACTTCCATGTTTACTTTTTACACTTAAAAAATTATTTTTATCAACAATTAGTTAAGCTTCGCAAGACTTGCACTCATTAAGTGAGCGAGCCAACAACTGACTTGGGTTACTGGACTTTTGATAATAAAATCCCTTAATTCCTTGTTCCCATCCAAAAATCATTAGCTTACTTACTTCTCCAATAGAAGTGGACGGAGGAATCATGAGATTCAAGCTTTGTCCTTGATCAATAAACCTTTGACGCTGCGCTGCTTGAATAACAATTTCTTTTTGTGAAATTTCTCCGAAAGTCTTGAACACATCTTTTTCATGTTCGCTCAAGAAATCAAGATGCTGAACAGAGCCGCCATTTTCAAGAATGCTCTTCCAAACTTCTTGGTCATCTTTACCTTTTTCATCCAAGAGTTCTTTGAGATATGGATTTTTATAAGTGAAGGAACCTTTTGCGAGCTTCTTCACATAATAGTTGGAGTTTTGAGGCTCAACACCTTGAGAAACTTGACCCAGAATAAATGAAGAAGAAACAGTTGGAGCAATAGCTAAACGAGTGACCATTCTTTCGCCATAGCCTTTCAGCATTTCTGGCTCACCATATTTTTCAGCCATTTCTTTGCTTGCCTTCAAGCTTCTTTCAGCGATTAGCTTGAACACACTTGCATTCAAGAGTTTAGCCTCCATGCTCTCCCAAGCAATATGACTAGCTTGCAAAAGAGAATGCCACCCTAGAACTCCAAGACCAACTGCTCTCTGTTCTTTGGCGAACTTGTTTGCAGCAGCCATGAATGGCATATTTTCAGTCTTGTTAATGTATTCTTCGGTAACAGTATCAAGGAAATAAGTCAAAACTTCAACAGCATCAGTATCCTTCCATTCATGATAATGAAGCAAGTTAATGCTTGAAAGCACACAAACAAAAGAAGTATCTTTGTCAGATGACAGTTGGATTTCATTGCATAGATTACTTGCATAAATCTTTGCGCCCTTGTCTTTGTAAACTGCTGGAGCTTGATCATTGGCATTGCCAGTGAAATGAATATATGGATAACCACTTTCAAATCGCTTTTTAATAATCTGTCCCCAGATTTTTAGCTTGTCGTTTTCCTTGTTTAGCAGTCCTCTCATCCATTCGTTTGAAATGCAGACTCCAATGCTAAGCTCTTGAATCGGATTGCCTTCTGTGCGGATGCGAAGAAACTCTTCTAGATCAGGATGGTCAACGTCTAAATAAGCTGCCATTGAACCGCGACGAACATTAGATTGAGAAACAATATTGGCAACCTTGTCAAACAGTTCCATAAAATGAACGCTTCCGCTAGAAGCCCCACCAGAACTAATTGCTGCACCTCTTGGGCGTAGCTTTCCAAAGTATGCGGATGTTCCAGCAGCATTTTTAGTCATCATTCCAATTTCAGCATTCTTATACAAGATGCTTTCCATTGTGTCATCAATGAACGAACCGTTGCAAGAGCAAGGCAAACCTCTTTCGAGTCCATAGTTCGCCCATACTGGAGAAGAAAGACTGAACCAACCGCGAGACATATAATCCTCAAACTTATCTGCATAGCCTTTGATATTTAAATATTTTTCAGCAGTTTCAGCGATCTGCCTTACTCTTTCTTCTGCTGTTTGATTTTCGCCAACATAGCCGCGAGATAGGAATTCACGGGATTTTTGATTTAGCCAGTAGTATTTTGTCATTTCAAACGAGGTCTTCGAGTTCAAAGGTTTTGTTTTTCTTTGCGTAGTCAACGGGGCGTTGGTAGAAGAAATCTACAGCATTGTTTGCCAAGACTTCCTCATCCATCCATTCGTAGTCTCTAGCAATAGTTTTGTCAATAGTAAATAAGGATTTGAAGCCAATCTCTTTCAAAGAATCGTTAATTCTTCCCTTAACGTATTCCTTGAGGATTGCGCCATTGATTCTTTGTGCGCTAAAGTCGCCAATGATCCAATCAATAATCTTTGATTCTTGCTTGAAAGCTTCTGCTGCTTCGTGCAAGATTCTTTGTTCTAGTTCCTCGTCAAAAAGTTCAGGGCATTCTTGACGAATAACATTCACAAGTTTCATGCCAACTCTTGCGTGAAGAAGCTCTTCGTTCTTTGTATAGGTAACTTGCTGAGTGGTATCTTTCAGAACGTTGCGGTATCTTCCGAACCAAAGAATAATATAAAACTGAGAAAACAAAGAAACATTCTCAATGAAAAGTGTGAAAAGAATCAAAGCATAAACATATTGCTTCTTTGAATCTTTGTAAAAACGATGAGTGTATTTGCGAAGATAGTTAACGCGACCAGAAACAACATCGAGCTTCAAGTTTTGTTCAAAAATATCTTCCATGCCAAGCACTTCTAAAAGCCTCTGGTATGCGTTGTTGTGGATGACCTCAACACCTGCCATAACGTATCCTAAGTCAGTTAACGTCGGATGTGGCAGATTATCGCCAAGCTTTGCCCAAAACTTTTTCACAGCAACTTCAATCTGGCCAATGGCAGATAGCGTGCGGATAATGATTTCTTTTTCTTGTTGATCAAGATTAACTTTAAAATCTTGAACATCGCTTGAGAAGCTGAATTCTTTATGGGTCCAAAAACCCTCATGCATTGCTGAAATAAAATCTTGGACCCAAGGGTACCGATCTGGCTTGCGCGAAATTTGCTCGTCGAAAATAGTCATACGATATATTACACAAGCATACGCTCTTGTCAATGAATGAATCAGGAAATATGTTTTGAAACTTTTTTCAGATTTTTTGCAAGAATTACCCCCTCTCCCTTCGTATCCCTAACGTTCTCTTTCTTCTATGACGTTAGAAGTACTTAAAACATGATTTATACTAAAGTTAACTTTAATTATCTTCCGTATAAATAGAAAATCCTTCTTGACAGAAGGATGTTTCTGGAATAGAATGAGTTCTATGGTTATCTTAAAAAACTTCAAACAAAAAATATTCCTTGTTCAAAGCGGCGATTGGGAATGTGTAGTTAACGCCGAAGACGTTACAGATGCTTGTTCAAAAGCATTGGAGCAAGTAATGATGTGCTTCAAAGAAGCAGGTCTTGAAGACATTAACCTTGGTTTTTTGATGTCTTGTCAAGAATTTCAAGAAGATTTAGAAAAAATTTCGTATGTTCATACGACAACCATATTGGCTAATAACGGTCACTATGAACTCGCTAAAAATTTAGAAAATGAACTTCCCTGATTTGATTTACGTTGTTGATGACAATTCGAACATGTCTCAACCCGCTTATGATGGCGATGTTGGGTATGATGTAGTTGCAGCTTCTGAACCAAGAATTGTTGGTTCTCTTAGTGATGAAAACCCTTTTGCTTACAAAAACATTGACTATATCGAATATGATTTAAACATCAAAATTGATGGTTTTCAACCAGTAAATTCGCCCAATGATGATATTTACACTCTTGTCTTTCCAAGATCAAGCGTGAGCAGATATAACTTGCTTTTGGCAAACTCTGTTGCGGTTATTGATTCTGGCTTTAGATCGACAATCAAAGTTCGATTTAAATACATTGTTCAGCCAGAAGATTTGATGATCGTTGATGGTAACAGTATTGTTTGTTCTGTCAATCCAAATAAAATCTATAAGAGTGGAGATAAAATTTGTCAATTAGTGTTTCAAAAACATTTTCATCCATCCATTACTTTTGTTTCTCAACTAGAACAAAGTGAACGTAACGAAGGAGGCTTTGGGTCAACTGGACTATGATTATTGGAATTTCAGGCGTAGCAAGAAGCGGCAAGGATACTCTTGCCAATAACTTTGTCAAAATCTTTAAAAAAATTGGGATCAAGGCTAAAAGATATGCTTTCGCAGATGAGCTTAAAAGAGAAGTTCGCCCATTTCTTAAAAAGAAAACTGGATTGAATCCATTTACTCAAAATGACGATGAAAAGAAAATCATTCGCCCATTTCTTGTTGCTTATGGAACTCATATTCGCAGAGCACTGAATGAAGATTGCTGGATTGATTCTCTTTCTTCATATCTAAAAAAAGATGAGATCGCAATCATTTCTGATGTTCGATATAAAAACGAGGCAGATTGGATTCAAAAAAACGGCTTTCTTATTCATATTTCAAGACTTGATAAAGAAAATAACCGTATCAAGCCAGCAAACGCAGAAGAGCTTGAAAACGATCCTATTCTACAATCTAAGGCAAACGTCTCTTTTGTTTGGCAAACAGTAGAGGGAAACGAAGATAAAAACAATCCATTTTCGCTTTCTGAATATAGCTGGGCTATTTTCGAGCAATGTTTCGACTCGGAGGAAATCACAAAATGGCAGACGACCTATCCCTTATTGAACAAATCAAAGTAAGTAATAATGAAAGTTGTTTAAAAGAATTAATAACTAAACATTCTGGAATTTATTTGCAGATTGTTAATCAAACAATTTCAGACAAATCCAACGTCAATAAAAACGATATTATTGATGACAAGGATTTGTTTATTTACCAAAAAGCTTTAAACTTCGATCCCAATCGCAACATTAAGTTTTCAACTTATTTAGGAAACGAAATAAAATGGAAATGCTTAAATATTCATAACAAAGCTAAAAAATATGAGTATTGCGATGTTGGAGATCAATCAGAACATTTAGTTGACAAAGATTACATTAAAGAATATATTGACAATGAAATGGTTGGTTTGATTTATGAAATGGCTGAAAAAAATCCAGATCATAGAGTAAGAAAAATCATTCAAATGCGTTATAGACAGTGCAGTAAAAACAAATTAACTCCTTGGAAAAAGATTGCTAAAAAATTAAAATTATCAATACAAGGATGCATTAATATTCACAACCGTTTCATCAAAGAAATCAAATACGAATTAAACAAATAATTAAACAAAAATATGGTAAATAAAACAATCCTCTATGGCTTTCTGGTTGCTGATCCAGAAGCTCGTCACACGAAAACAGGCAAGTGCATCTGTAATCTTCGAATTGCTCATCGCGAAAATTATAAAGACGAAACAAGGGAGCCTCTCTATATGAGCGTTGATGTTTGGGATAAGCAAGGAGAAATCTGTGCTAAGAATCTCAAGAAGGGTTCCAGTGTTATTGTTGAAGGTCGCCTAGCTGCTGACACTTACGAAAACAAAGAAGGCAAGAAAACAACAAAGACTTTTATTGTCGCTGATCGTGTTAATTTTGTTCCTCGTTTTGAGAAGTCTGAGAAGAGCGAAAGCTACGCAGGAACGAAGGAAAAAACCGTTGCTCCAAAGAAGGTAGTGGCAACAGTTGAGGAAGAACAAACTTCAACCAGTGGCGAAGAAGGCGACGACATTCCATTTTAATTATGAAGTTGATTTTTGAAGCTCCAATTAATTCTCTTTCTTTTGGAAATGTAGCAATTAATCTTTTGCGCGAGATGTGGCGCAAAAATATTGATGTTGGATTTTTCCCTATTGGGAATATTGATGTCGCCGCTCACAATCTTGAGCCAGAGTTTGCTAATTGGCTTCAAACAGCAGTTAATAATCGTTTTGCTTTTTTGGATAGTGAAGTTCCATCGGTTAAGCTTTGGCACCTAAATGGAAGTGATAACCGTAAAACTGAAAAGCAATATTTAATTACTTTTTACGAAGCGTCTGAACCAACATTTGTAGAAAAGAAACTCGCAAAACTTCAAACAAAAACATTCTTTTGTTCTGATTATGCCACGAAACAATTCGTTAATGCTGGTTGCGATAATAGCGTTCCATTTAAACTAGGCTTTGATGAAAACTTCCGTATCACGGGCAAAAAGTATTTGCCAGAAAGAATTCATTTTGGTCTAATGGGCAAGTTTGAGAAGAGAAAGCATACGGCGAAAATCATTAAAACATGGTTGGAAAAGTATGGTAATAATCCAAAGTACCTGCTTTCTTGTTGCGTAACAAACCCTTTCATTCCACAAGATCAGATGCAGCAAATTATTGCTTCTACTCTGGAAGGCAAGAGATATGGTAATATTAATTTCTTGCCATATTTGCAAACCAATTCAGAAGTTAATGATTTCTTGAATGCTATTGACATTGATCTCACAGGTCTTTCAGGAGCAGAAGGCTGGAATCTTCCAAGCTTTAATGCAACTTGTCTTGGCAAGTGGTCTATTGTTTTGAATGCCACATCTCACAAAGATTGGGCAAATGAAACCAATAGCATCCTTGTTGAACCAAACGGCACAATTCCAATCTATGACAACGTTTTCTTCAAAGAGAACGACATGTATAATCAAGGCATCATGTGGGATTGGAGCAAAGAATCACTGCTTGAAGCTTTTGAAAAAGCTGAACAGAAAATTGGAACAGTTAATGAAGCTGGTATTCAACTTTCAAAAGAACTCACCTACGAAAATACTCTTAACCAAATCATCTCCCACCTATGAACGAAGACTTCACACTACTAATTAAAGCTCCAGGTTACAAGAAGAACGAAATCAATATTGAATTTGAAGAAGGATATATTTTAATTTCAGCATTCAATGAAAAATTTGGAAGCTCAAAAGCTACACAGGTATTGCCAGAAAATATTGACATTGATAATGCTACGGCAAAACTTGAAGATGGCATTTTAGAAATTAACATTCCATTCAAGCAAAAACAAAGTAAAATGCTTCAAATTCAATAATTGAACGCTGGTTCAAAAACCTAAAGCAATCTAAAATAAAAACCTAAAAAATTAACTAATAATGAGCAAAAAGTTATTAACAATCGGAATGGCTACATACGATGATTATGATGGTGTTTATTTTACTGTGCAAGCTCTTAGACTGTATCAGCTTCAAGGTATTGAAAAAGATGTTGAAATTATTGTAATTGATAATAATCCAGATAGCAAACACGGAAAAGAAATAAAAAATTTTTCAAAATGGGCAGATGTAAAATATATTCCATATACTGAAAAACAAAGCTCATTTGTTAAATATGAAATATTTAAACATGCTTCTGGCAAATATACATTAGGCATGGACTGTCATGTGCTTTTTCAGCCAGATGCTATTAAAAATCTATTAGAGTACTATGCTAAAAATCCAGATACAAAAAATTTAATTCAAGGACCGCTGTGGTATGATGATCTAAAAAATAATATGTCCACACATTTTGATAAAGTGTGGAGAGGTAATATGTATGGAGTGTGGGCAAATGATAAAACTTCATTAGAAAAAAATGAACCATTTGAGATACCAATGATGGGTATGGGAGCTTATTCATGCAGAACAGAAGCTTGGCCACAAATAAATAAAAATTTTATAGGATTTGGAGGCGAAGAAGGATATATTCATGAAAAATTCCGACAGTCTGGAGGAAAATGTATTTGTTTACCAAACTTTAAATGGATTCATAGATTTGGAAGACCAAATGGCGTTCCATTTCAAAATATTTTAGAACACCGCTTGTTGAACTATTTTATTGGCTGGTTAGAAATTTTAAAAGATGAAAATCATCCATTTTTTCAAAGTGTAATTGATGCATTTAAAAATCAAATACCAGAGCAAGTTATAAATAATATTTTTAATCAAGCAAAACAAATATGAAAATTTCATGCATAATGAATACTTATAGGAGATTTACTTGTGTAATTCGCTCGATTAAATTTTTTTTAGATCAGGATTCTGATATTGAAAAGGAACTTATTATTTATAATACCGATGTAGAGTATCCACTAGAACTATCAGATAAGCTTTTAGGTAAAAATATTACAGTTATAAACAATAACACAGATTTACAAACAAATCAACCATATACAAACGTTGGAAGCATCAGAAGAGATGGTTTAAATTTTGGCAATGGAACTCATTACATTTGCTGGGATGATGATGATATTTTTTTACCTTGGCATATTAGACAGTGTGTTGATGGATTTAATTCTAAGCCTGAAATTTGGTCTTGGAAACCATTCACAAGCATGTATTGGCCGTTTGGGCGTGAGCCAGAGTTAGCTTGGAACGCTATGGAAGCTAGTATTTTAGTTGATTTGGAAAAGTTAAGAGAAGTCGGTTTTGCAAACCATCAAGGCGGTGGAGAACACATGCACTGGATTATTTATTTTAATAAATATTATAAAGATCATGTCGAAAAAGAATGTGTTCCATCTTACTGTTTTAATTGGGCTGATCAAGGAGAGATGAGAGGCCACAAACAAAGTGGAACAATTGATCGAGAAGATAATTTTGAATATCACAAGGCAAATACAAAAGATTTTGCAAAATCAAAATTAACTGCCGATGTTGATGTTTCAGAAATATACAAAAAGCATTTAAATTTAATTAGGGATAATATTGGTAAAGTAAATCATGGCAATTATGTAATTAAAAAAGAATTGTATGAAAAATACTGTAGCCCCTATGAATAAATAATTAAAATCAAAAAACGAGTAAATTAAGTAAACAGAAAAGTGGGTTGAAAAACCCGCTTTTTTCTTTTAGAATGGTTATGCCTTTATACTGCTATCGCAATCCCGAAACTGGAGAAGAAGTTGAAATCCTTCAAGGAATGAATGATGCTCATGAATTTGTTGACTCTAATGGTTTTAAATGGGACAGAGTATTTTTTGCTCCTAATGCCAGCATTGACACTAAAACAGACGCATTTAGCTCTCAGAAGTTCGTAGAACGCACGGCTTCAAAGAAAGGCTCAATGGGCGATATGCTAGACTACAGCGCTGAAATGAGCGCAAAACGCGCAGAGCAAGCTGGTGGCATTGATCCAGTCAAAAAAAAGTTCTTTGAAGATTATTCTAAAGAAAGAAAAGGCGCAAAACACATGGCGGATAAGCCAAAAATTATTGAGAATAAAAATTTTAAGATTGAACTATGAAAAAAATAAATGTTTTATTTTCTTCCAGAGTAGAGTTTAAAACAATCACTGACACATTAAAAAAATCATTAATCAATAGCGATAAAATTAATTTAATAGTTGTTGAAAAAGAATTAAATGATCTATCATCAGCAATCAAAGAAATTGATTTTGATATTTTTTTACATAAAAACGAACACTGCCAATTAAATACTTGCAATAATATAAAAAAAATAATTGATTTTTGTTATGAAAAAAATAAAGTTCCAGCCTATGTAGATTTTGGATATTTTGGTCATTATGAAAATTTTATTATAGATTTTTATCTACAAAATTACGAATCAAGTATTAAAAAAATATTTCCATCGTTATCTTGTGATATTGTTGAATTGCAACCATCTATTAATGATTATTTTTTAAAATTTAAAAATAAATTAGCTTCAATTGAGCATTGTGATCAATGGAATGATTTAAATTTATCTAAATTAAATTTTTCAGTAATATGGGCGCAGTACAATACACAGTTAATAAAACCTAATTTTAAAGTTAAAAACAATTGCGACTGGATTATTAATCTATGTCATGAAATAAAAAATAAAAATCTTGTACCTGTCGTAAAAATATCTCCATGCGATATTAATTATGACATTAATACCATAAAACAAGAGTGTATAATTCTAGCTTCCAATCAAAATCAATCTAAAAAATTCAATATTCCTTTTATTAAAGATGTTAATTTTTACTTAAATAAGCACGCTTATTCACATATTATAAATTGCTCTTCAATGAGTAATGAATTATTATTAAATAATAGTAAGATTACAGCAATGGGGAAAAGCTGGTTCAATGATTTAGAAATTTTTCATGAACCTAAAAATTGGAAAGATACAATGGAATATAAACAAACACCTACTTTAAACATAAATAAATGGATAAATTGGTGGAATATAAGGCAGTTCCCAAAAAATCAATTATCTGATAATATAGAAAAAATTTTTTTTGAATTTAAAGACAATCATTAATATTTTCTCATGAAGGACAGAAATAATTTTTATAAACTTTTAAAAAAACTTAATTTAAAAATAGGAGCGGAGCTTGGAGTGGCTAAAGGATATTTTAGTAAAATATTAAATACCAATCACGATTTTGATAATTTTTTTTGCATAGATAAATGGAACGACCATCATGATCAAAAAGAAAAACAATACGTTGAAGAATTATTCAAAAATAACACAAATATAAAGATAATTCAGTCTAGCTTCGAACAAGCTGTAAATTTATTTGAAGATGGTTTTTTTGATTTTATCTATATTGATGGATATGCTCATACTGGACAAAACGAAGGGTCAACACTAAGACAGTGGTATCCAAAACTAAAATCTGGTGGCATTTTTGCTGGACATGATTTTTGCCAAAAAAGATGGCCTAAAACTTTTTATCAAATCGACCTTTTTTTAAGAGATGAGTTGGGATATAAAATTCACACAACTCATGAAAAAATAGACCCATCTTGGTATATTTTAAAGAGATAGTTTAGCGTTTTATCTTATCAGAAAAAAAACTTTGTTAAACAATAAATACTGGAGAGGTTTAGTCTAAAGAAATGAAGAACAGGTTCGCTTCTATTCATCATAAATCTATTGATTTATATCATAGATTTTTGAAGTAGTAGTTTTACTATCCTATATGAATCTCGCCTTCTACAAACCAAACAGTAAAAACACTGGATGCGCTTTCTCTTTTCAGCTTTCTAATAAGGGACAACCAACAGTTTACGTCAATGGCATC